CAAGGAAAATCACCAATATTTGCATCTTCACCAGCAAGTACAACAATAGGTAAATCTGGATTTTCAAGAATCAGTTTCTTTAGTTCGTCTGATTTCTTAGTCAATGAATAGTTTCTAAAATCTGTCATACTAAATACCTCCATATTTTTTAACTATATATTTTTATTTATCTATCTTTCCCACAGATAAACCAACCACCCACACTTAGGACACTCTACAGCTTCATTTCTTCTTTTAGTACCATTAAAGAAATATTCTACAGAAAACAAATCGCCACATTCAAAATGAATAATCGAGCCACAGTCCTTGCATTTAATTTCTTCACCTACATTTTCCACTCCATCAACAACTTTAACCATTATATAACCTCCTGTTTAAATCTTAGTCAATCGAACTCTCTAACCACATTTTAATAATATCCTTATTGTCAGGAATATCATCCATTTGACGAAAGAATTTACACTTCTTAAACAATTCGCACCAAGAACAAGGGAACTCTTTATCACTGTTTTCATAGTGGCACATAATTGTTTCACATTTACCGCAATAATTTTCATTAAAATACTTCATCCATGGTGAACCATCAAAATCCCCATATTCATCAAGCCAATCTACAATTTCATCAATATTCTTTGATTTGATACTTTCAAATACAGTCATACATTCACCGCACCTCCTCACTTTCTATCGTAATTATACAATCTAAATATGAACTCAATATGAATAAAATATTAACAATGCTGTCTAAATCCTAAATTATTACTTCTTTAATCCCATAACGAATAGAAATATTCAGAAAACAATTTAAAAAACTTATCTTTATGGCTATCCATAATCTTACTAACTGTTTCCAATGTAGGAATCCAGTTATTAGAGACATACTTTTTTAATTCTTCATTAACATTTTCTTCGTTCATATAATACAAATGGAAAATCATTTCATCAATAATACTATTCCACTCTTCCAATGTCATTGTCCCTACATATCCAATATGAGACTTTCTATACTCAGCAAGAATCTTACTATAGCGGTCAGTAAACTTTGAGAACGTATCAAAAACATCTACATTATCATAGCCCTTAAACATTCTCTGAAACCCATAACGAATATTCCAATATACATTTTTAACTTTATGTACAAATCTATAAAGCGGTAATGTAATCTTGTCCCATAATGTAGTTTTAGTAGAAATTTTAGATTGTGTATTATTGGCCTGTAAATAATCTATATCAAAACAAAAAATACTCTGCTTGTTCGATTTTCTCTCCACCAATTTCCACTGTTTTAAAAAGTTTATTCTTCATAACCATCATTTTTTTACTCCTATTAAAATCACTCTTTTATTAACTATTATCAATATCTTCTCTAATGGATTTAAATTCATTTTTTATCCATTCAAAATCATTATCGCAATCCGAAATAGCATTAATCAAATCCATTACATATTCACACAATTTATAAATTCTTTCTTCATTGGTCATCTTTATTCTCACCTATTACTTTCTTTTCGCCCATCTGGACATGGAACAACAATAATAATCTTTGAACTGATAATTTTTTCTTCGTTCTTCTCTAATTTTTGCATTCCGCTTTTTACTGTATTCTTTTGCTTCTTTATATTCCTCACACCAACAATGACATCCTACTTCTCTATTAACACAACTTTTGCAGGGGAAAATATTATTGTTATTGCCAAACATAATTAAATCTCCTTATTTCTATCTTTAATAGTTTCAATTTTATCTTTAATTCTACGCTTAATAACATACACTCTCCACGGAAAAGAGCGGTAATAATTCACAACACGGTGTTCTTTGTAATAATCAAAGTCTACGCCGTAACCGAAATATACTTTATATTTATCTCCTTTGTATTTCCATTTGCACACAAAATACCCATTGCGTTGGGTTACTCTAACCGAAGACCCATTTAAAAGCCATTGCTCGTATTTAGACCACTTATAAGGTTCAGAGCAAAACATCTCAGCTTCAACAAAATATTCATCATCAATTCTTTGTGTAATCCGCATCACGGTTTTATAAAAAGCAATGGTGCAGTCTCTATCTCCAATGTAAGCAAAGTAATTATTCTTTAATTTCATTGGACTATTCTCGTTTCTGTAACTGTCATAGTAGGCATCTTGTTCTGTATCTTCCCAACCAACCATATCTATCATTGGTGTGAACATACCAGTAGAAATAAGTTTGCCGTTCTTAAAAGCAATAGCGCCATAATCAATCATGGCCATAAATTATTCATCCTCTCTTTCTTCATAACAATTAAACAACGGGTCATTCACATCACACATACAACAGGGCTTACCATCGCAAGAACTAGGTGGATAAAACATACAAGATTCACAAGTCCATTTTTCCATTTTAACCATCCTCTCCAATTAATACATTTAAAATACTTTCTTTTCAATCAGTTTATTCAATACATCAGCAACATCTTTTTTTGCTCTACCTATCTTAATAGAATTATTGTCAATGATAATCTTGTATGCCGTACTAAGTTCTTCCAGATTCCTAATTTCAGCTCTTCTTTCTTTAATCTGAATTTCAGCATCATTAATCATCTGTCTATACATATCAGATTCTTCTTGTACTTGCTTTTGAACATCTTCCAGAACTGTCTTAGTAGAATTCAATTTTTCCAACATCTTAGTTACATATGTATTATTAAATTCATCGCCCAAACCAAGGTCAATCTTATAAAGAGTCACAACGACTCTTTCTCGTTCATCCACAAGTAGTACCCATGTATCCTGCACATAAACATCAATCACTTTGCCTTTGCCATCCTTTTGGGACTGTCTGCCTGAATAAATACAATTACCGTATTCTATCATCTTGTTAATATCTGTCTTAATTTTGTCTTCATTCAAAGAAACAAAACGAGCGGCATCTGCCTTTTCTTCTTTACCCATAATACGTTCTGCATATCTTTGCTGGCAATGAGAACTAATTTTATATTCATTTTTGCTTTTCGTTGCTTCCATATATTTTTACCTCAACTTTTTAAAATCTTATTCCTATTTGAAACCAATGTACAAGTTTAACCATTCAACACTTAGTTTTAATTTTTATGTTACCGTTTTCATCTTTCTCAAAGGTCATAAACTGACTTTTCTTGCCCATCAGGCAGTTAACCATTGCCTTTGAAGAAAGACAACATACTGAATGATAACCATTCTCTGATATAATCGGTCTACTATGTACGCACTCTTCGCATTTATTCATAACTTCCACCACTTAAAAGTCTTAATTTATTGTTACTGGGGGAAATAGTGACTAAATCCAGAAACACTATGCTTCCCAGTTTTTGTACTTACAAAAGCAATCCAATGATAATGTTTATCACAATCGCCACAATAAGCATTGGCATTAGCAAGCTTTGGATTTTGAGGATTAATTCTTCCATCAAATTCAATAAGCGGTTTGCCACACTCGGGGCAATACATTGTCTTTCCTTTTATCAAATCCATAATATCCTCCATTTAAATTTTATCAGTTCCAATCCAACATCTGTCCACATTGCGTACAATATAAATCATCACAAGTTACTTCTGGATGATACTTATTTTCTCCGCAGGCACAACCACAAGTAGGGCATTCATAAACCCATCCCGCATCAAGTAATAATTTATTAGTCAGCTTCTTAGGTTTCATAGGCACTTGTTTCTTTAAAGCTTCAATCGCCATAATTAATGCATCTGTAATCTTTATTGCTCTTGGATATTCTTCCGCAAAATGAATACTGTTGTGTTCTTCTATTCTTCTGATAGCTTCTTTTACTTCCATATTTTTCACCTCATAGGTAATAAAACTTTACTTTTAATAGTTACTCAAAATCTTCTGAAACATCTCATCAACGCTATCCATAATTGGGTATCTCTCAGTTGCCAAAGAATTCTTACCAAAAGTTCCATCTACCATATCAATATAGAAAGTATAATTACCATCATCACCCATATAAAATTCTTCCCATTGTTCTTTGGGCAAATGTTCTTGTACATGAAGCTGCTTAATTGCAAGATTGTCGAAACTCACAACCTTAAACCAGCTCTTATCAATAATTTCAGGAAACAAATATTTATTCAAATCTTCCTGCAAAGCATTTACAATATCATCGTTCTGTTCATAGTAACTTTCTCCACGACGAAGGTTTTTATATCCAAGAATAAGAACCTTGAGATTGTGTCCTGCAAGAATAGACAAATCATGCACAGATACAACACCATTAATCACATGAATGACTGCATTAGGGAATTGAGTAATCATATTAATAAATTTATCTGTAGGTTCTTTCAGAGAAACACCAAGACCATAAATTAAACCTTCATCAATCCACTCTTTAATGATGTCGAAGTGTCGTTCAAAGTGAATTTGATTGACAGTCATATTAAGAATAATCTTTTTCTCTTTCATTTTGTGCATAAAGGGAACTAAGTCAGGGTGGGACAAATCATTGCCATTAATAGCAAGTTCAGTATAAGAATGTAGAGTATCTAAGAACTTATAATTCAAAATATCTCCATGTCTGCCGTTAGAAGTACACCCTTCATAGCAAAACAGGCATCCACCATCACACTTATCAGTAATCTTCATATCAAATCCTTCTGCAAAAGATGGAGTGAATTCATCTTCTTCTGTCTCTCTAATCTTAGTACCGTTATCTAAATTAAATTTTACAGCATAATTACCATTTTTATAGAACGCCCATGTACACATTATTTTGAACCTCCAATTCTCAACACAACCAATCTACCAAATCGTTCACCTATTTGTGGAATGTGTATTTTTCTTTTTGATATAATAAGCCCTCCTTAATTTCCTTTATAAAAGTAATCGTAATTTTCAGAATCATGATACGGATTCAGCATTTCAACATATCTTCCGTTCTCATCTTCTACCCAACAATATTCATTTGCGATATTATATCCACCAGGGTCATTATCTTGATTGTCATTACCGGTATAAACAGCACCGCCAAACAAATATCTCATAAGTAAATCTTCATCATTAAGAACCGCAAGAACAAAATCTCTAGTTTCATTCGCATGGTCAATATATCCACAATCAAAACTAAGCCAAAGATATTTTCCGTCATTAGACTTTTTATATTTCGGTTCTTCAAATTTATATTTAATCGAGTGATTGTTAAGAATATCCTTTAACTTATCAAGCAATTCGTCTCTATCATCCTGTTCAAGAATCGCTGTGTATAGATAGTCTGCTGTATCAACACAATCATTCTCCCAACCAAATTCTCCAATGCTAAAACTAATATATTCACCAGTTACAACAGGCTTCTTTGGAATCGCAATGCTATGAGTGCTACTTGAATTAGTTTCAAACACACTACTTCTAATTTGTCTTTTCATATTATCTTCCTCCTAAAATCTTCAACCATCTTCTTCATATACAGGACAATCTTTAATATACTTATCTCCACAAACAACATTGTCCATATACCAGGCACAACAAGCATTTTCTTCCATGGCTTCTTTCTGAATCTTACAAGTATTACATTTACAATCCATATATTTTTACCTCTTAAAAGTCCGTTTTTAATTTATCTTTCCAACCTTCTACACAACGGCAGCTCTTCATCTGTTAAACCAATAGCATCTGCTAACTCTTCATATGTCCCTTTTTCGTCATCAATAATACAAATATACATCCAAAGTTTTTTAGCAATTTCTCTATAATCAATTTCAATAGGAAGTTCTTCAAGTTCTTCAACCATACGAGCAATACCAGTATCAATACCTTCATCATATTCTAAGTGTCCAGTAAATGATTTATAATTATTGTATTCTTCCAATATATTTTCAATGTCAACAATCCTACTCATATTTTTACCTCTATATTTATCCCCTACAAACGCTTTCAATGCTTGCAACTTTATAACTTTTTACCACAATCAGGACAATAACTATGTTTTCTCAAATCATTGCCACAACAATATGTAATTTTACTCACATCAATTTTCCCGTTATCACACGCTTGCTTTACTAAACGGTCTATAAGTGATAATTCTTTTTCATCATTTAATATTCCGTCATATATACGTTTTCCATCTACATATAATGCTTCTATACCATCATAATTATTAAGATAATTAGTCAAACTCTCATCTTCCATAACATAAATAGTTTCGCTAGTCATAAAACCAAAACACGCAAATGTTTTTATTACAATGTGTTTCAAAATTATTCCTCCACTTCAATGTAATCAATTGTTGCAATATCATCGTTATAAAACCAATTTGTCCAGGGACTATTTGCACCCTCTTTTTCTTTTCTAAGACTATTATTGAACTCAACAATATCGTTATAAAGTTTTCCGTCACTAACAAAATTTCTGCCTTTATCTTCAATACGATATTCAATCAATTCTCTTTCATCTAACTTATTCTGATAATCAATATCTTTGCCTACATTCATATCAATAATCGCACCGCTACAAAGCAAAGACACAACAAATCCAGATGCTAACAAAAACAATCCGATTGCAGAAAGCAAATCAGAACTATCAAACCTATCAGTAATCACATAAAAAATAATTCCGCCAATAAATGCGACAACTGCAATCAAAGTAACAATCATAACTTCATCTCACTTTCAAAATATTCAGTCAATTTAACTTACACAAATTCCTTTTTGAACTTTTGCACTACTGTATCTATATACTGATTTGCTTTCTCTTTCACAAGATTAGTTACATACTCATTAAAATATTCCTGTGTTACTCTTTTCTTCCTAGCATAGAACGCATCATAGCATTGCCATACAAAATAACCATTCTGTAATAGCTCATTAAGCACATCCATGTAAATGCAGCTTTCATGAAAGAAAATCTCATTATCATATAAATGTCCTCCCTCTGCATTTACAACCGCTCTCTTATACAATCTCATTTCCCTATCAACCGCATCTTTGTCAACGACTTTCGCCATAGCTCTTCTTGTATGTACTCCTAAAGTCCTTTCATCATCAAAATAACCTCTCATATGTAGCATCTTAATACTGTCTCTCACATTTGCAAAGTTCTTCAATTCTTCGTCTATATCACCATTCTTATATTTCATAGCAATATATTCGTTATATATCAGTTCATATATATCTACATTTTCTTCCACCCAACTTCCTGTATTAAGAGAAAGAGTTATTCTAGGGACAGACGATTTAACGTCCTTATCAAGATTCAATTTGTACTTAGCCAGCACTTCTTCTTTATAACATCCATTAAAATTCTCATTACAATCTTTGTTTTTCTTTGCAGAAACAAGGCTGTTCGTACATCTTATACCAATCTTCCTAACAGCTTTATTGCCTTTATTCCATGTAAAGCTAGGAATGAATCTAAGAGATAGTTCAGGATAATCAGCATAGTATTTATAGTTAATTTCATCAGCCAGCAACTGATAATGTTTCAGCAATGGATAGTTTTCATAAAGTATAGCAGTCAGATAATGTTCAAATTGAGATACAGAATAATTGTCTGGTTTCAAGAGGTGTAACTTACTACTAAACCGTACTTGAGCATTATCAAAACTATCAACTTTGAATCTGTCTACTACTGTATCATATACACTATTTCTTACTACATTGATGTTAATATTGTTCTCTCTACAGTATTCTATAATCTTCTGTTCATTATCATAATAGTATCTATATAACTTTGATTTATTATATTCTTCTTTAATAGCTTTATATTGATATTTTTCACACTCAACACTTATCAAACCAATCTCAATCATAAACTTAATTAGCCTTGAAACTTCTTGATGATTGCCACAAATACTAATAAGTTTCTTACTTGTAGTAGGAATGGGCATAATTGTGCATCCTTCTGAATATCTTTTATGCCTCACCACATCAATAAAAGCTAAAACTTTGCCGAATCTTTCTCTTTGTGTTTTCTTTTTCCGTGTTTCTGGCACTACAAATTCCGGCAATTCATATTCATCAGCTTTTACAGGTTTCCAATCAAACACTTCCATCCTTTTCATTCCTTTTTCTGCATTTTTCTTTACTTCAATTTCTGTTGCAATGTTAATAACATTCATAGTTGTTCTCCTTGCTTTTATTGTTTTATTAGTTTTAAATCTATCAGCGCTTTTTTTCAGCCATATAACTTGCTAAAGCTGCCTGAAGTTTCTCGTTATCTTCAAAAATATAAACGTCAAGTTCAGGCTTGTGTCTGTTTACCTCAGTCCCAATAATTTTACAACCATGTTCTCTGAGATAAATTGCTAACTTTCTGAAAAAAATCTTTTTAGTCATAATTGTTCTCCTTTAATACTTTATTATATATAACTTTATTTGTTATGTATGAGCAAACAGAAAAAATTCCGTTTGCCTTTTTGATACTTGCATTATACACTATTTATTAGCATTTGTCAAGATGTTTTTTTATTGTCTTAATAATAACATTCTTTACATACACATTACTCTTCTTAGAATAGCATATAGCAAAGACAAGAATAGAAGAATAGTAAGAAGAAGTAAGAAATAAATGTATATAGATACAGTAGTGCGCAGATTCAAAACAGCAACTTTTTACAGTAAAACCACTACCATTTTATTCCTTAAAGAATCCATTATAAGATTCTAAAAGAGCTTCATTTCTTGCAACGATATTGCTAGTTCTAGCGACACCATGACTACACGCTTCCATATATTTTCCGTATGTGTCAGAATCATTTTCTACTTTAAAGAAGTTAATTAGCCATTCTGCAAACATAGGCTCATTGATATTGTTTTCTATGGCCATCTTTACAAACGGGACAAGAGAAAGCATATGCGTTTCTGTAAACAATTTTTTAGCAACATCCTTCTCTTTATTCTCCATTAACTCTTCATGCGCGTTTAAGATATAATCAAATACTTTTGCCAGCTCTAATTTTTCCGCATCAGAAATTTCAAGTGATTCAATTTGCGGATTAAAATCTTTGCTTGAGAAAGAAATATTTTCCGCTTCATTGTTTAACATGGTTAATGTTTTAGCTGTAATGACAGCTTGATTTTTGTTCGCACGAGCTTTATCCGTTAGCATTTGATTGAACAGTTCATGACTACCAATATCAAGTAATGTTTCAATGTCTTTAGCAGAAGCAAGAGTACGTGATTTAGTTGACAATGGCTTTCCATTGTTCATCCTTCGGAATAATTCCACACGTTTATCTTGTGGTAAATCATCAAAGTATCTAACTGTAATAGTTGCATCTTTAATAATGTCTTGCAACTCTTCATCTAGTTCAGAAAATTTCCGCCCAGAAATATCTATAGATTGTTCTTCTCCGTTTTCATCTAAATACGGAATCGGTTTTAATTGTGTTAATGTAAAGTCATCATTTAAGAATTTATACATTGTAGTACAACGCTGTAATCCATCTAACACGTCAAAAATCTTAATTTTTTCATTGTCTGTGCTTCCTCGTACACAAAATATAGGAGGTATAGTATACCCTGTAATAACAGACCATACTAGTTCACTCATTTGATTTTTGCTCCATACAAAACCTCTTTGAACTACGTTTGAAAATGAGATAGTTCCCTTTTCAATCATTTTCATAACCTGTTTGTGTGTCCATGTGATAGACGAGCTTTCAATTCTAATTACCTTATCAATAGCCATATAAAGCAACTCCCTATATATTTGATTTTTATTTATTATAACTTGTTTAATCTGTAATTTCCACTTCATACTTTAACATCGCATCATAACATCGCTTAGTAATATTGCCTTTGGAATATTCAAGTTCAGCTACTTGTTTAATGATATTTTCTTTGTATTGCTTATATGCAAGGAATGCGTAAAACGGTGTACTGTAAGAACCAAGATATTCTCTCTCACCTGTAATTGGATTACTACATCTTGCCAAGAAAGAATTTTTACTACTCTTTTTAACTCCAATGGGCAAATTACCTCTGTAGTTATTCTTATTTACAAATAACGAATTTACATTTTGTGGGACTAAACAACAAGTTTCTGGGCTATAAATTTTATTTCCCTTAAACAATATATCTTTGTCTATTTCCCATCTATTTTCTCCCCAATTATTGAAATTTTCTTGACTGTGTAACCATTCATAGAAATTTTCAAATAACAACCATTCTTTACAACAAGTCACTTCTCGATAAGTTTTATGTTTTTCTTTTTCTTTTTTATCAAAACATCTGTATATTATTCCTTTCCACGCTCGATACTCTTTTGTTTCACTATTATTTATCTTTGAAGGATATTTATTTCCTATCATTCCAATTCCAAGAACCATTGGATAATACGGATTTTTTACATTGCCTTTTTGAAAACTCCACATATTTGTGTGAACTTTGCCTTTATATTCGTCTTGAAATTCAACAACAATATCATTGGCATTAGTGTATTCAACAATCTTCATTGAACAATCTTGATGATTCACTGATATTTCTCCAATTCTATAACAAGGGTTCCATACACTTCCATTTCTAAAACATTCATATGCCGTATTCACCATTGCCTTATATTCATCTTGAAATTCAACAATTATGTGATTCGCATCTTTATACTCAATTATCTTCATCAAATATCCTTGTTTATTTATTTTTTCCATTCCTAATCTATTTTCTTTTTGACTTGCTCTCATACTTTTACCTCTTGTTACTTTACAAAACAATCTTACATTTAATCATTTAATGCTATTTGTTAGATAAATTCATCACCAAGATTCAATCCATCAAAAATTGCTTCTACATCTTCGTCCATTACGCCAATGTAATGCTTAGTGGTTACAACAGAAGAATGGTTGAACATAATCATCAACATCACAAGGCTCTTTTCTTTATCTTCCGCTTTATCAAAAACAGCCTTGCCAAAACTTTTTCTAAGTGAATGAGAACCAACATTCTTTTCCAGTCCAGCTTCACTAGCAAGGTCAACAACAATCTTCCACAAAGTTCTTTCAGTGATACAACCGTCACCCTTCCTAGACTTAAACATATATTGGTTCAAATCTTCAACAGGATATTCTTCCACATAATCCGATACAATTTTCCGTACAGTTTTGTTAAAGAAAATCTTTACGAATTTTTTCTGCTTTCTAGTCTTTTTAGGCATCAAGGTGTAAAAGTCTTTGAACTCCATATTGTCATTGTAGAAATAAGAATAGCGCAGTCTGCACAAATCACTTGCTCTAAGTCCAACATTCAAACCAATCACAATCAGCATCTTATTTCTTTTTGCAAGCTGCTTTTGATTATCAGTATAAGCATTTTCAATACGCTTATTGAGAACACAGATAATCTTTTTAATTTCTTCTTCCGTAAAGCCATATACTTCGGAACTCTTACCAGCAACCTTGTTAGGGTGTCTCCTATCAATAGTCCCATCCTTTTTGTATCTAACCTCTGGCTTTACACCTAATTTTCCATCAATAATAGATAACTGAATAACATTATTTGTTTCTTCTTTGCGAATAGGTACTGCCATTGTTATCACCCCTTATAGTTTGTACCATATACCTTTGTTTCTTTACTTATATTATACTATAATCCTTATAGGATGTCAAGTAGTTATTTTAAATATCTTCCACACAGGCCAATATAAACATTTGTTATAGGTTGTACAAGCGCTCATATCGCTTTCTAATCTGTTTTCTTTCTGCCTCTAACTCTACTGCCGTCAGGTTATATTTGCCCTGTCTTACCCATTTTTGGGCTTGTACAGCGCCATAATTATCAACGTCTTTACGATACAATTTATAATTCTCAATAACAATTTTTCCAGTAACAGAATTTCTATGCGGTTCTGGATAATCATCTTCTAACTTGTATTTGCCATTCAAGAGATTTTTCATACGCTGTTTTTCGGGCATACCGTTTGCAACATCATCATAATAAAGGTCTTTGTTTGCCCAATTTTCCGCTGGGATAACTGGCTGAGTCATTTCCTTAATAATCTGATAACAAGTAAAAATAATGGAAATAATAAGCAATCCGCTAAACATCGTTGGTCAACCTCTCTTTGCCTTATTTGTGTTCGTCTACGAGCTTCAAAACCTTATTAGTATTAGTATAATCTTCGAGGAACGCAGCTAGTACATTTTTGATGAAATAGCCTTCATCCTTAACAACTGCCCTAAAGTTGTTGTAGACTTCTTTGTTTACTGGCGTATTCAAGATAGACACTTTCCCATTATAGTTCTTCCATTTGAGAATATCTTTCTTTTTTAGTCTGTATTGTCCATTTGCATACTGTCTACAAAACGCTTCAATCACAGTATTCATCATGAGGTTTCTTTCCTTCAATTTCTTTTGGAACTCTTCAAGAATTTCCGAACTAACCTTTTGATTGATTGCCTGAACAGGCATCTTCTCTACGTCAACTTTCTTCAAATATCCTGCCATATAACATCACCTTTTCTATTTTTATTGTATTTCTCTATAATCATTGTAACACATTTTACATAGTTATCAAGTATTTAATTTGCTTTATCCAGTTCAACCACAATTATAACGGATAGAATAGCCATATGACTTGCCAAGAAGCGTTTTGAGCGGCTTTTGACAAGTCATAGATAAACTTATGTGCTATTTTAATCGTCGCTCCTACGCCATTTAGAAGCCTCTTGTAATAATGGTCTGTCAGCAGAAAATCATCCCAATAACAGCCAGGATAGTAAGCATCACGAGGATACCGCCAATAGTATTCTTAGTTTCTTCCTTACCAAACAACAGAACACAAGCAATAATAACCAGCAACAGAATAATCATTTTAATTTCCTCCTAATGTATATAAGTTTAATAAATATTTACTTTAGTCTTTGCCCTGATTCTTGATTTCTTCCAGCAGGTCAGCCAATTCAAGCTCATAGAAGTCACCAACATCTTCCTGCTTTTCATAGTCATATACGTTGTACGTTTCAGAAAAGATATTCAGGTCAGCAACCATGTGCTCATTAACATCTTTTACCTGGATAGCACTTTCAAGTTCATAAAACTCATACATACTATCAAACATTACTGCAAAATAGTCGCTGTAGCCACAACGAATATCACCGTACAAATGAACCATAATGAGCATAATCACTTCTCCATCGTCATTTTCCAGATAGTCCATGTTCAGGTCGTTAGAAATGTTAGCGTTATAATTATAGGTGTTATCGCCCTTTACTTTCGGATTGCTCTTGAAGTTTTCAATCCATTCATCAGACACGCTGATTTCATATCCCTTCAATTCTTCCAGAACATCCAGCACTTCACCGCACATAATATTATCGGCAATTTTCCCATCTTCTGTGAAAATCCAAGGTCTGTTTGCACCAGTACGAGCGGCCTTTACCTGTTCAATTACATTTTCCAGACGAGTTTTCATTTTTGATTAACCTCCTATGTGTTTTGTCGTAAACTTAGGTTTTAATCTTCAAAGTTATCTTCGATTTCCCACATCTTATCAGTGCTTACATTAAGAATTTCAGCTGCAAGTTCATCAGCTCTCCCGTTATCACCAATAATTTTTAATGCGTTGATAATATCCTCTAAGGTAAAATTAGTATTCATCTTAATCCTTTCTAAGTTTGTTGTTATGTCGTTTTGTTATATCGAGCGGCAATGAACCGCTCTCAACTTTCGGCAGTAATAACAATGTCATAGTATTCTTCAAGGTCATACTCCGGTTCTTCAATCTGGTAAATCAACACCTTTTCACAGCTCTTGATTTCTCCGAACGCTTTCAGGTACTTAATCAGCGATTCTTTTGCATCCGCTTCACAATAGACAGTTACATCATTACTACCAAAATAGTTTCTCACCTTCAACAGTTCGCTGTTCTCTCTCACAGTATTAAAGATATGAAGAAAATTCTTTGCATACTCTTCAATATTACACTCTTCGATTTCTACTCTGACTGCATAACCTTCGGTTTCATATCCCTGCATTTTCTTCATCTTCATAGTTGAATCCTCCATTAAAATAGTAGTATTGTGTGATTACGCTAACTCAAATCCATAGTGGCAGAATCCTGTTTCATCAGAAATATAGTCACTAATTTCATCTTCATCGACCATTCCAAACGGAAGTTCAATTTCGTTAGGAAGTTCTACAAATTCTCCGTCTGTATCCCATTTAATATTGATAGCTTTCATAGTTAAATCCTCCGTTTTGTTAAGTGCTTATTTCTTACTTTCTATATATATTATAGCATACTATTTTTAGTTTGTCAAGTAGTTTTTTATAGTAAAAAATAATTTGCACTCAAATAATACCATTTTCTTTAAACTCTTCTGTAAGGTCATAAATCTGGCCTAGACGTTCAAAATACTCCTGCCAGTATACCAGTTCATCATAGGAGTAATTATGGTTATAGAAGTCATTTTGCCACTCTACAGCCATATTTCTTGCCTTTTCTTTCTCAATCATATATTCAGTCATGTAGATTTTCCTCCTAATCATCCAGGACGTTGCTAATGTTTTTGTTTATCCGTTTTACTTTCCATTTGCTAATAGAGAATTTGCGGAATACTCTTGCTCTTACTGCTTCAACGATTGCAATAATTTCCATAGCGTTCTCTTTGTTCTCCCAAACAAGAGTATACATTTCTTCCTTCGGCACACTGTCCAGCTCAAAGAGCAAGCGAAAAGCTCCACCAAGCATAGGATTATCTGTTCTACCTGTTTGAATCATGTATCCAAGCAGCTCTCTCTGATACTTTGTGACTGCATCACGATACAGACATTTAATATGATAGACAGTAGGAATGATTTCAATAGTTTTCATGATAAGAACCTCTTTATTACTTCACAGCTTCATGTTCTCTATTGAGAACAAAGTCATATCTTTCCAGAACATCATCAAGATAGTTTGTTTCAGGATTATACACATAGTAGGTCAGGATAATCGTTCCTTCGTGAGTTTCAAAATCCATATTGTTATAACTGATATAGTTATGTTTCGTGTCTTTCGTGTTCAGAATGATACCATCACCATTGTTTCCCTTTGCCACCATACCAATCATCTTTTCAACTACAACACCATCTAGGTTAGTACGATTCTCCAAGACACCATTAGTCAGTTCGTCAGTAGAATAGATTGTCACATTCTTGTACCCCTTCTTGTGAAGTTCTTTGATGAGACTGTTTTCAATGGCAATATAGTCATTCTCGCTTGCGATATTTTCCACACTGGTACTTGCATTAACAGTATCATCATTAACATTCGTGGTTGCGAAAATCAGCAGGCTAACAGCCGCACAAATTGCCATGATACAAATAACAAACTTCTTCATGATTAAATCCTCCATAAAAATCTTCGTAAACTTTTCATTTATAAGGTTGATTGTTTTAGTTGACTACGATTCTTTTTACTTTTCCACACTTATTGCACATATAAACAAACACATATGCGTGTGGAATAGTCTCCAAAGTATCAAATTTTCCTGCTTTAGTTACATAATGAAAATCATGTTTACAAAACAGTTTATTCCAAAAGGCCATTGAACCACCTCTTTATTCCTTCAATTCTCTGTGATTCTCATTCAAGAAACGATACAGGATATTGTTATCATCTTCGGAATGTTCCTGCTCTCCGTTTTCTTTCAAAATCCATTTATGAACAGACACTTCTAATACATCGTTGCTCATAGACAGCATCTTTGCTTCTTTGATTGCTTCATTATGATTAAGATAAGTGTTGATATAATCGAAAGGAATGTCAACACCATTTACATTAACCGTACTCTGAACATCTACCAGATAAAATTCCATAATTAACCTCCTATTTCTCATTCATACCAATATTCAGTATCTTCGTCTCTGGATACGGGATAATCCACATTGTCAATGGTTACATACTCTCCTTCAAGAATGTCCATATCAATATCAATCACTCCAATATCAAAAACTTCCTTAGTCTCCGTGTTCACTTTGCAATTACTGGTCACTTCATAGCCACCATCCCAAACAGAAGTAAAGGTTGCGTTCTTAATCATGTTAAAACCTCCTCTTATCAATCTCTGTGTCCTGCATCAAACATAGACTCTTTCAGGTTTGCCATATTAGAATACATAGTGTTTTCTTCATCCGTACAATCTTCTTCCCAAGGTGCAAGATTCAAAAGAGTATCAATTTTTTTGTACAATGCAACCAATCTTTCCTTCATAATTTTAACCTCGTTCCTTACTTTCTATATGTATTATACCACAATAACATTCGCCTGTCAAGTAGTTATTAAAAGATTTTGAAAATTTATTTCATACTCCAAGCCAAACTCTTGCGGCGTCACACAAATCATAAAAATCATCAAGCAAACCATTAACAGTCCATTCACAAGATTCATAGTTGTTTTCGTCCATGTATTCGATTTCATCATGAATATCTGCCTTCAAATCCCGAAAATCATCATAAAAAATCCAATCTTTTCTGTAGTTCGATGTGAGTTCATCACAACAATTTTCCAAGGCATACATGATTTTCATGCAATGTTCCGTAGTTTCAATGTTTTCCAAAAGCATATGTCTTACTTTCCTAAAAGAATAGCAAGTTTTGTTCCATTTGCCCATCTTAAAATCCTCCATTTATATTATTCTCTGGTTTCTCCCCTACGACATTTCCCACCACATTCAGTTTCACACCAATCACAATTATGGGACTTATTATCGTCCATATGGATACATTCATCACAAAGCAAGATTTCCTTGCCGCAATGCTCACAAACCGCTACAAAGCCAGATTTTTCAACGTCCCACATAGGATACACGTTTTCGCTCATGCAGTACGGACAAAGCTCAACAGCTTCAAAATAATTGTTATTCATGATAAACCTCCTATTGCTTATACAGTTGTTTCTTACTTCCTTTTTACAATCACATTATAACATACAAAAGTATGCTTGTCAAGTATTTTTTGAATTATCTGAAAAATTTTTTAATTTTCTATGTATAGTTAAGCGGAACATTCCGCTCAACTTACCACAAGCCTTATCTTTCCTCTACAACGACTTTAATTTCTTCCGCAGGGATTTTATATTCATCTGCTAAAAATTCCTTTGTGGCTTTTTCTTCGCTCTTAAAACTTCCATTCAAAGTATAGGCGCACAATTCTTTTTCATTGTAATAAAACACATTCCATTTTTCCATTTGAATACAACTCCTTTATAAGTTTATTGTAATTGCTCAAGCCTGGATAGATAGATAAATTTTCCATCTATCCAGTATCAACAATCACAGAAACAACGCTTTTGCTACAAACTCTTTTTCGTTATTTTTATACGACAACAAAACATTCATTTGCAATTCTTCCATGATGATTTTAATTTGTTCATCATTCAGTCCGATAGTGTTACCTTCTTCGTCGTGGCTTGCAAAGATACAGTTCCCATAAACAATATCCAGGATACTTTTAGTCTCTCCGTCTACCAAAGCAATTTCAGGCTTCAATCCTTCGATAAACTTTCCTTCTTCATTGATGATAACATCAATAGTATTATCCCTAAATTTGTTACCTAAGAACGGAAATTCGATATATCCGCCGACAATGCTTTGCAATTCCTCTAAGGAATTTTTGATTTCTTTTTCCTGTAATTTCCCGTTTTTTAATACTAATACTCTCATTGATAGCAGCTCCTATTATTAGTTGTTCAATTTTTCCATGTTAATTTCTTTTCCGCTTTTAGTCCAATAAGTTACACTAAGTTCATATCCCTCTGCTTCTGGAAATTTCTCTTTGAACACCTTATATACTTCTTTTAGTTTACGTTCTGTTACAATACTTCGTTCCTGTGTGGCGAAAAAATGTTGTCCGTTTAATGATACATCAATTTCATACATTTAAAACACATCCTTTACTTGTAGTATACTTTGAAATATTCTCCTACAGTCTCCTGAATGGCTTTACAAGTCTGAAATGCAAGTCCTTCACCTTTGATTTTTCCAACCAGAGTTTCTTCACCAACCTTTACAGTAATAGAGGGAGAATCTTTGACACATTTCATCATAATATTGAACCATTGCTTCTTCATTTTATATCGCTCCTAAAATATTTTCTATATAAGAGGGGAAATAATCCCCTCTATGTATCAATACAAACTCCCATCTTCCAGAAACTCATATTCATTGGCTTCGCACATTTCTTCTACTTCTTCATCATCAACTTCATAAAACCATTCGTAACCAATCTTTTCATAATATCCGCAGAGAACGCTAAAAATGTCTCTCACAAGTCGTTCAAACTTCTTCAACACTTCTTCGTTAACGTCTCTGTATGCGCTATAGGTTTCAAGCTGGAACGTCCAATCATCCACAATATCAATGTAGTCTGCCAGAGAATAAGCATAACAATTATTTTCAGGAAGTTCGATTTCTCCACATTCTTCCGCATAGTGCAGGATAGTCCGCTTTTCCTTGTCAGTCAGTACGTTTTCAAACTGTTCAAGCTGAGTGCCGCCATTATGATTTTCCAAACACTTGAAAATGTTTTCCGCATTGATTTCACCATAGATATTGAATCCATCACCCTGGCAATATCCCAAGTCATACTGGACATGGAGACTGTTTTCCTCAAAAAGGTTATACAAGTCGTTTTTACAATCTTCCGTAAAGAAGTCTGCGTTATGAAAACTTTCCAGATACCATTTCTTGACATTCTCTTTTGCCTCGTCAGAAAGTTCGTTGTACTTGTAAATCTTGTATTCAATAGTAACAGTTTCGATTCTCATGGTGTGTCCTCCCCCTGTTTGATTGTCATTTGACTATAACATTATAATTTAAGGAAAAATTAAATGTTCTATATCTTCCTTCCGATTATATTATAGCGCATATCAGATAGCTTGTCAAGTAGTTTTAATAATTTTTTAAAAACCACTTTCGTACTTCATATAATTCTCCTTTAAAAATATCATTTTTATTATGTTCTATCTCAAACAATTTAATTGCTAAATCATTTGTTATAAATTTTCCGTTCATTCCTCGATTTTCTACTCCTCCGTCTATTTTCATATGTTGTTGGCCTTTATAGCTTACCTATACAGTGATATATAGGTAAGCTATTCTAGGCTTATAGGGTTGTTTTTGGCTGTCTAAATGATTGTGGTTCTATGTAAGTTATGCTTCTTCTACTTTCACACCATATACGGATTCAATTTCAGGATATTCTTCCAGATTCAGCAGGTATTCCGCATGGTGTTCCAGTTTCTTGATTTCTTCAATGCTGTTTTCGTTCACTTCAAAATACATAGTAACTTTTACATTTGCCATTTTAATTACACCCCTATAAAATTCAGTTGTAGTATTCTTCGTCAAGTTCGTCAATGTCAACGCCAAGTTCTGTCAAAATGTCAAGCAAGGCGTCGTGATAGCCTTCGTAATAACCTTTTTCGTAACTATCGAAAATAGTATCACGATTCATTTCATTCATTTCCATAAGTTCTACAGCAGCTTCTTTGACTTTATCTTCCATCCAGCTAATGCAATCAGAAATGGCGTTCCCGTATTGTTCGGACATAATATTAAATTTGTTCATAATATTCCCTCCATGATGGCTAGAATGTGGATTGTGCTGATTAGTTATAGATAAAATTTTCTCTGCCGACATATTCCCCACAAGAATAATTTTCATCTTCATAGCCAGAATACCACGTCAAATTTCCGTGTTTGTCCTGCAAGTGAATCAGCTTATACATACAATCATTTTCGTTGTAACCGCTTACAATAGCTTCGTTGCCGTCTTCATATTCTCCGACCATTTTCCAGGGAAAACAAATCTTCATTGTCAAAATCCTCCATTACAGCGTTTCATATTCACCAGTTTCTTTGTTCTTGTACTGAATTTCCGTACAGCCATACTCATACATATAGTAGTCCAGCGGCTCAAAATCAACGCCTTCCTTAGCTTTTCCGTAGGCATATACAGTTCCATCATCGTCCAAAAGTCTGAATCTTTCCGTCATGCCTTTTGTGTCTCTTCCCGTGTATTCGTCTTTCCCGCTGTCAGTGATATTCTTGCACCACTTTGTGATATTCCAGCTTCTAGCCATTTTAAAGTTCCTCCTATCAGGATTTTCCGTTTACTACTTGAGTTTAAAGGCTCAATGTCACCCACGATAAAGCTCGTGGGCAACGGTTCAACCTTTAAAGCATATAGCCTTAGCAGAGCGTTTTTCTCTTTTGTGGTCATTGCCATTCGTTTTGCACTCCCTTCCTATCAATACATGACTTTCTTTTTTGTGAAAATCATGTAGAAGCCCAGAGGAATGAAAAGAGCTGCTACAGTAGCATCATTTTCAAAACAAATGACAGGGATACTGGTCAAAGCCAGAAAAATTCCAGCAATCTTCTGTTCAATATGTTTCATGATATATTTCCTTCCTTTTCGTTATGATTGAGTCTCAATAACTCATTCCCGCCCTGATAGGATTTTCCATCAGGGCAGAGTCAGTTATTGAGAATTTTATTACTTCAAGAGTTCCGCCATAGAAACGCCACCAAAGGCGGCAATGGGATTTTCCGGACGATTATCGACATACGCCCAGCTCCCGTATTCGCTTCCAGGGAAGTCACCTTCCAGCGTCCCCAGGAAGAAGATTCTGTTCAGCAGGAAGCAGATTTCATCATCATTCATTTCCCGGATATAGGCATAGAGATTTTCAGGAGCCTTGGAGAATTTTTCCATGAATCTTTTCCATGCCTTGTTAGCGTTCATAGACAGAGTAGTTTCCTTCATAGTTAGTTACATTCCTTTATGATTTTTAGATATATTCCATGATATATCTGTTTTTGTGCAATTTTCCGTAACACGCCCAGCCATATTCCTCATCAAAATCAATAGGAAGAATGACGTTATCCGCATAGCCAGAGAAGTTAGGATTCGCCTTCCTACGGCGATTTTCTTCCGCACAAAGGTTTTCCGCTTCCTTCGATTTTCTTCCGCACAAAGGTTTTCCGCTTCCTTCCTGGTAATGCGTTCATAGCCCCTTTTTTCGGCTTCTTCCACCTGTTCCGGAGTTTCTGCCCATGCAAGTCTATAAGTGTTGGCAAAGTCTCCATAATGTACATAAAACCTTTTCATTTTGTTACCTTCCTTTTATACTTCTTCTCCATATGTTTCGAGAAATTCCATTCTTAAATCGTCCGCATTTTCACCTAAATTCTCAAGAATTTTAATTGCTTTACGTGTCATTTCTTTTTCATTTTGTGCCTGTCTAACTTGTTCTGCAATAGTCATATGATGATATTTCCACTAGAATGATTTTCCAGAGTAGCGATAAACTCCCAATTAGCGATTTTTGCCGTTCCTTCCACTTCCACCATGATGAATTTTACATTTTCATCATGACCGTTTTTGTGGATTTTCTTGACTTCTTCGCCAATTTTCCGGAAAACGAACGGATTGCCATTTTTAACGCATTTTTTGGAAATGCTTTTGCCATAATTTATACCTTCCTTTTCACTTTTTATCGTTTGAGTTTTGACCACTCAATACCACCCGCAACCTATAAAGGTTGTGGGCAGTGGTTCAGGGGTCAAAAGACGTTGGGTATTACACCCAACAAATGTAAGGGATTTTAGGGGGTCGGTTGTTTAATAGGAAAATGTTTCAAGTTCTTTACAGGTAATAACACCAGGGTTTCCCCACGGAGAATCAACTTTAATAAACCCGTCAAGAGATAAGTAGAGTCTATGGCGGCGTCCGTCAAAAGTACTTTCATTGACAATGATATAGGGTTCTCCATTGCTATTATAATAGATTTTCAGTTTATGAAACATAACGTGAGACATACCACATACAGTTTTCTGGTAAATTCTGGACAAATAGACATAATCATCGATGCCGTATTCTATACCATGAATTTGCATTCTATAGTAGTTATGGCACGCAATAGCTTCATGCTTCAAACAGTATTCCTTTTTAGTCATTTTTAGTTACCGTCCTTTTCTTTTTTATCATTTGAGCGGGGGTTTAATCGCTCAATACCAGACACAAACTATTTATTTGTGTCCAGTGGTTCAACGATTAAAATTGTTAGTTTTCGACATGGAAAAAAGCGAAACAAATATCAGCCAGGTAAAACATGATATTATCAATTCCCATTTCTTCATCGGGACTATAACGCTCAACCATACAAGCCATTTTATAAAGTCTGTTTGCCGTCATGTTTGCTTTTGTATCCTGGTTTTTTGCGGTCATTTTGAGAAATTTATCATATTCATCATTTGTTGCCATAGTAAACCAATTATGTTTGATACAAAGACGGCGCAAACTTTCAATGCTCATGTATCTGTATTCTTTAATTTTCATAATTTTTTCATCCTTTTCTTTTATCGTTCACTTTAACAGTGATTAGAAAATACCAGGTTTTTGCCCTGATATTCTCTAGTCACTGTTAAAGCTATGCGTAAAACCGTATAACTTTAACAGTTTTGTTGATAAAAAGAATAAGGAAAAGGAATCTGAAAACTTTCGTTTTCAGCCGACAGCGGGAGCTGTCGAATAATTTTTCACTTGAATTTTACAGTTTACATATCCTGGCATACTCGGAGACACGTCAATCCTATGTTACAAGATATGCACTTGCAAAAAACACTTGTTTAATTTTCGAGGTGCAGACTAGGTTGTTGTTTTCTGTACCCGTATCATACCACACTCTTTCGAGCTTGTCAAGTAGTTTTTTCAAACATTTTTAACCGGATTCAACAGGTATTTTTCGTGGTGGTTTCTTGCTTGCCTATACTCTATCATATCTTGCAATGTTTGTCAAGCACTTTTTTTGCTACTTGTCAAGAGCTTTTTGAGCGCTTGCGTGATAGCTTGCAAGATATGGAGTTTTGGCTTGTCACAAGGTTTTCGGTTTTGCCCGTGTCCCTTGCGACAACTGTATGATAGCACATTTCTGATAGGCTTGCATAGTGGCAAAATAGACAAAAAAAGAACGTCTGTTTTGTGTATTTTGACGAACACTAAAATATGGTATAATTGGTAGGAAATTGCCAGTGATTATTTTTGGATATATAATGTAATATGCGCACGCACGCGCACGCGCGTACATTATAATACAATGTTTTTATAAAGGACTTTTATAAAAGTAAAACAGTGATTTTTTATAAAAGTATGGTTGTGCAAAACTATGTGGAAAACTATAGTTATACACAAATAAATGTGGAAAAGTATGTGGAAAAGTATAGATTATAAAATAAATTTATTAAATGCAGGGAAATGATAGATTATATTTATATATACAGGAAATATAGATTGTAACTATAATGTATGGGGAAATTATAGATATAATTTATAAATAGAGAAGTATGAAATAAAACTATAGAAAGTAGGAAATTGATAGATTATAACTATGATTGAGTTTTGAAATATACTTTTATAAAAGTATGTGCGAAAACATACGCTTTTATATTATGATATATACTTTTATAAAAGTGTATGTTAAAAGAGTAATTAGCTATTGCTAACGCAATAGACTTTTAGTAAAGATATTTATAAAAGATACTTTTGTAAAAGATTTTTAAGAAAGACCCAGATTATAGTTATAATTTATGAGAAATGATGAAATTATAGATTTTATTTATAGTTTGTTATATAAAATACTTTAATAAAAATCTTTACTAAAAGTCGATGCGCTATATGTGTATATACATACATGAAATAAAAATTACAAAAAAAATTGAGTTTTTTGAACACTGGATTAAAATAGTTAAAATGACAAAAAATTGGCAGAAATGTTATAAAAAAACAGGCTGGAAATACCATGGAAATATTATCTATAAATTTACTGGAAAAAATATGGGAAGAAAAATGTGAAAAAATTATCGAGTTTCACTTTTTTGCAATATAGGTATGGGGGTGGTTTACAATTTTAAGTTTTTTTGTCAGTCCGAAGATTCTGTAATGTGGTACATCTATTCCTAAACACCAAAATCCCAACTCGTTATTAACTCCATATAATACTAATTTAAAAACTCAATAATGCCAAATAAACTATTATGATAATTGTTAGCTTTGCTAACGCAAAGAATCATTAGTTTTACTAATGTAATATCATTAGCTTTGCTAATGTTGTCATTAGCTTTGCTAATGTTATTACCTTAAAATAAAGCGATATAAATACAATACAAATATAACGTTAGCTTTGCTAATGTTGTTGTTAGCTTTGCTAACGAAAATTCCTTCTACCCCATTCTCTTTATGTTTTTTATTATATTTTCTGCGTTAGCAGAACTAATTCTTTGCGTTAGCAGAACTAATTCTTTGCGTTAGCAAAGCTAATTTAACTGCTAAAAAATATTAGTAATAATTTACAAATAACGCTCTAAAAACTAATACAAAAAACCTAAGATTTTTACTCGCTAAAATTAATAATAAAACATAAATATATTACCATAAATATCCAAATAGATATTAACTTCTATTAGTGTATCAATGCCAAAATAAACAAAAAATACTAATAAATCTGCAAAGACTGTTAATGATGGCTTCTTAATAAAACTTAATAAATTCTCAATAAAAGTAGCGAAAATACATAATTTTTTTACGGTAATTTTACGATAGTAATACAATCTAAAATATAATACTATCCCCTCTCTAAATAACCAGAAATTAAAGTTATTTAATGCTATTAATTTGGTTGAATAAATTACAAATTAAAACATCAGAATTCTTGAATAAAATTTAATTATAATAAAAACACAAATTAAAATTAACTAAATTTACTACGGAAAACAACCTAAAAATAAGGCGATATACTATTAAAAAATAAACTGTTTTACCGTAAAAAATTCACAATAAATAATAGAAAATATTAAATATTACCTTAAATTAAGGTTAAATGTATATATTTTATGATATAAGCTCGATAACCATTGTTAGCGAAGAAAACCATATTAATTTTTGTGATAAAATAAATCTATAAATTTTACAAATACCTATTGACAAATAAATAGAAATGGTGTATAATATATCTGAATAAAGAGATAAATGTATATTCAGCTTGTTAAAGTTGTGTTTTTAACTAATAAGGTTATATATTTAACTTGTTAAATGATATATTTATTGAAAAAGAAAGGAAAAGAAAATAATTATGATGAGTAAAAGAAAAACTGTTATTGTTTATACTGCTGCTTGTGCAAGACAATTGCTTAAGCTAGGTTATCAGATTGTAGATGTAAAACCAGATAAGTTCGATGAAGATGGTAAGAGAAGCATCTTTGTTTTTAAGAATGAAGATGGTAAGAGAAGCATCTTTGTTTTTAAGAATGAAGATGGTTTAGAAGAAATAATCAAAAGATTTAGTACAAAAAGATAAGACTATTTCTTTTGTCCTTAAATACGAGCGACAAGCGCTCTCCCTTGTCCTTGCGGACAATTTTATATTCTTAAAATCCTTAAAAGATATTATTCCAAAACCATAGCGAATTGATAAATCCCAATATAAATATATATTATTATTTAAGGATAAATCAAATCACTATGAAAATGGAAATAATAAAATTTAAGGAAGAATGCGTTAGCATTCTTGGGAATAAACGAAGTGAAATGTATATAAGGAAATAATACACAGAAAGTACACAAAAATAATTAAATTGAACGGAGAAAGTCTATGATTAAGTTAAATATGGAATATACATATAAAGAATTGTGTGTTGAATTAGATTTGAGTTATCAACCTACAAATAATAATACTAAAAAGAAACAAATTAAATGTATTGAAGACAGTTATGAATTTTATCATCCTATCAACCCTAAGACTAAAAAGCCTAAGAAAAGCTATATCTTCACTAAACAGATTAAAGAGTTTATTTTAGAAGATGGTAGAAAAAATAATGGTGGATTTCGTGAAAATTCTGGTAGAAAGAATTTAATTCCAGAAGAAGAATTTGATTATCTTTGGAAGGTGATGGTTTCAGAAGCATATAAAAAGAATAAATATATTGAACGTTCTTGGTTAAACAAGGTATATTTTTCAAATACTTTACTCTTTGAAATGTTTGGCTTTTCATATAGCCATTATCTTAAAAAGGCTGAACTTGAAGAAGATGATGATATTGTTAAGAATGTATTTCAAAATATTGTTTATGAAGCATTAAAAGCTAATACTATTACAAGACTTTGTAAGAGATATGGCTTTAATAAGAATTCCCTTCCAAAAGGAATCTTACGTTCAAAAAATAGTGTAAAACTTGGGCAGATGATTGATGATGATGAATTACTTGATGAATACAATGAGATTGAAGCAAAAATATTAAAAGAAATGAATTGCTATTCTATTATTGATGCTGTTAGACAAGGAAAGTATAAAATATTGATGGATGGTATTCAGTCTGAATTTAGCGGCAAGAAAAAATATAATGTTCAAAAATTTAATGTTATTAAAGTTGAAGATTTTAGTGTTATTGAGAATGGTGAGAATTTTGGGAATAAAAAACTTATCGAAGAATATAGAAATCATTTTAGACAAGTCATCCTCTCTTCTGTTGAGAAATCCTGTCTCAATAGAATTAAGAATAATCAAAAATATAAACTTAAATTAAATGAAAAACAAAAAGAATTATTAAAGAAATATCTTTACAATATGCTTAGTGAGAATGAGCCAGTATGTATTAAAACGCTAGAACACAATGACAGTTTTTCTATCAGTAAACATTCTGATAAGCATTATGAAGATTATGAATGGTTAAAATTGATTGTATAAAAGGAGGAATGTTTTATGAGAGAACGTTAGTTATTCTAAAGCTTAAAATCAGTTGTTAAAGTTGTTTTTGTAATTTAAATATACTTTCATTAGAATATGCTAAAAATAGCTTAGAAACGATTTTTAGCTTTAGCATAGATAAAAATTTAAGAGCTTCTAAAGGTATAAAACAAGACAAGAAAGTAGGTGAGAAAGATGAATGATATACATAAAAAGAATAAATATGATTTAAATAAATATTTAATAGAGATAGATTCTTATTCTAATTCTGATGGCAATGTTAATTTATGTTTTTCAAAAGCTAAATTTAGCTCAAAAAAGAATGATGATTTTTGTTTAACAGAAATTGACTTCTATCCCCCATCTGATGAAAGATATTTAGAGTCATATGTCGAAGATATATATGGAGGAGATAACTTTGCTGATTATTGCAAAGAATTTTTTGAGATGCTTGAAGAAGAAGGTTATTATGATTGATTGTTGAATTGTAACTATTAATGTTATAATATTTTGGAGGTGAGGTAATGGGAAAAGAAAATAATTTATATACTTTGATAAAGATACCTATCAAGGATTTAATTAACAATGATTTTAATATGAACATTACCAGAGATGAAGAAATTGATAAAGAATACTTAATTAGTCAAGGTGATTCTTTGCTGCTTGACCAAATTGAGCGTATTAGAGGAAGAAAAAGTAAACATATAAATGAAATTATTATTGTTGTTGCCAAGAAAAATCCAAAACAAGAAGAGCATCTGAGATATATTTTGAATGAAGGGTTCACATATAATGGAATACATTATCTTCGTTTTGGGAAAAGCGCATCTCAAGGGAAAAATGGAGAAACAGTATTCGTATGCGATGAAATTTTTGATGAATTATATAAGATTACTCAAATGGATGTTGAAGTTGATGAATGTGTAATATCAAAATATGAAGCTCAAAGATGTTTACCGTTCAGCTCTTGCACCCTTATTCATAATTATATGCCGAATATTGTTATTATTGGAGAATATGAAAAAGTATTAGAAAATCAGCTTATCAAATACGTTGTTGAACGAAGAAGAGAATTTGTAGATAAAAATACTGGTAAAAAGAAAACTTATAATGCTAGAGAAATTGAAGAAGGCTATAAAGATTTAAAAATCTCTCCTTTCGATGGTTGTGGATGTCATGAACATGAGTTTATGAAAAATATTAGCACACAACTAGGACTAGATTATGATGTTGTTGGTGTGCAGGTACGCTTCCCTTTTGTAAAAGGATATTCTGTATATGTACCATTTAGAGAAATATTAAAAGAATGGGGATATGAATATATTACCGATATTTATGGAAATAAGCATCATATAGATGATATTGATTGCATTTGGAACACTTCTATGTTCAAAGGACATAAGATATTTAAAAATAAATATGGTTCAAATGCTTGGATTGAATATATGAATACTATTAATAAATATCAGTTTAAGCTTGGAATTAGTAAATACAGCCATCATATTAAAAACCTAAATAAATACACTCGTATGAATTTCCAATATTTACAATGTTTAGATTTATGGAATCCGAAATATATTGATTGCTTTGAGAATAAAGATATGCTCAATTATGACATTCTTGATGAAAATAATGATGGTAAGATTATTCAATTAGCTAAATATACGACATCATTATTCGAAAGAATTATTAAGGGAGATAAATTTTATACATATAAATTTATGGGCATCAATAATACAGAAGATTACGAGCCTGAAAGTAAATATCTTGAAGCTGCTTTGATTAATGATGTTATGTTGAAAGACTCAGCTGTAAAACAATTTATATACCGCAAACTCAAGAAATCTATTGATGAAGCAAAAGTTGGTAAGATATATTGTCCTGGATTTTATCATACTGGTGTTGGTGATATGATTGGGTATTTACAATATGCTATTGGATTGGAACCTGTTGGTTGTTTAGGAGAACGAGAATTATATAGTGGGAACTTTGATAGTGGTGATATTATTTCTTTTCGTTCCCCTTTAGTAGATTCTTCTGAAGTTAATAAAGTTAAAATTGTGCATAATGAAATTACTAAAAAATGGTTTGAGCATTTCAAGCAGCAAGATATAGTAATGTTTAATATGTATGATATTTCAGCCCCACAACAAGGCGGAGCTAACCAGAATAAATTGGCTCCCCATACAGTAATGTATGGCTTCTACTTTTGAATTAAAGTAGTTGATATTCTGTGAACCTATAAATGTAGGGTGTGTGATTGGCGTTAGTTTTTATTAGGAAATGAATAATTAACAATCATGCTAACGGGGGAAGCCGCACAACGGTCAATCTCTGTGCCAAGTTTATATGTTATTCCACTTCAAATTTATAAAGAGGTGGTTAAATGAGAAGTAAAGAAATTGATATTAATGGAATTGTATATACCGTTTTTGAAAATGGTGATGTATACAATGGCGTAAGAAAGATAATACAACGACCAAACTATAAAGATGGTTATGCTTGTTTTACTGCTGGTAAAAAGAATCATAGAGTAAATGTAAAAACACATTCTGTTGTTGGGAAATTATTTGTGGACAATCCATATGGGCTACCAGAATTAGACCATTTAGACGGCAATAGGATGAATCCAAGCTTTGATAACTTGGAATGGGTAACGCATCAAGAGAATGTGAGGCGGGCACAAGAAAAAGGAAATTATAGTGGTCGGTATGTTGGGACAATGAATCCAAAAGCAAAACTCAACGAGGATATTGTTAGAGATATAAGAAAAGATTTTGCAAATGGATTAACTCAAAATAAGATTTCTAAAAAATACAATGTTCCGTGGTCTACTGTACACAATATTATAACTTATCAGACATGGAAACACGTGGATTAACATATAAAAAGGTTCATCGACTAAATTGATTGCTAATTTATACGAGAAATACGGTAAATTGGAATCTAAGACCATTAGCGTGAAATTCGTTAATGGGTAGCGCAGAACTCCTTTATGTGGTGACAGCGTAAAGGAAGAAGATATAGTCAGGGGTTAAATAAAATTTAACCTTGGATTTTGATGGAGATATTTTCCTTTTATGTAATGAACCAATAGTAATTGATTCTAAAATTGACAAACATATTATCATTGATATCGAGGATAAGGTAACTGCTAAATCAAAAAAATATACTAAAGAAAATCTTGTAGAATATGAAATCATGACAAGAGATTCGAGAATTGGAGAAATTACAAACTGTGCAACTAGTATAGAAAATAAGTATACGACAAACGAAGAAATAAAAGAACTACATTCTAATTATTCTTCTCTTTTGCGCATTTTCCAAGGGAAAGAAATTGATTTTCTTAAAACGGGAACTCGTTGGCAGATGAGTAATGGATTAAGAAAACATTTAAAACGTCTTCCATATTTCTTATTGTACAATTACCCTAAAAAGCTTAAAACTTATAATAATTTAAAAGAAAAAAATAAATTAATTGAAAATAAAGAAGATAAATTAAAATTAAATGCTTATCACTCCCCTTCTCCTATGAATGAATTGTGTGAGTACATTTGTACATGGGAAAGAAAAAATATTTTATGGGATAACAATTTAAAAGATTTAATGGATACCAGGGTTTTGATTATTAATAATGATTTGTATTTAAATGATAAAAAGGTTATAAAAATTGTAAGGCGATATATAAATGATTATGCTAATGAAATTCGTAAACATATGAAAAATCATGACAATAATACGAATGCAAATTACCATTTTATTATGAATGAAATTGTCAAAAGGTTTAAACGCAATTTGTCTAACGAACTCAAACTTGATGAAGAAATAATAGCAAACTATGTAATTAAGGCTTCATATGGTAACTTCTCAATTAGCAAATCATTCGCATGGTCTGGGTATGCAGATTACATTATTAAGAATTTAAAAAATAATTCAAATCCAAAACGGAATATATCTATTGTAGAAGTTCCTTATAAAACAAATGATTCTTATGATTATCTTGGTAAGATTTATGAATTCAAGGCGGTGAATGAATATAGATAAATATTTATATGAAATAATTGACGATTATAAAAACGAAGATTTTAATGAAGAGAAAGCAGAAATTTTTGAAGATTTCTGCTCTTCTCTTTGGAGTAGCAAAAACAAAAGACGAACATATATTAAAACAATTAAGTTTAAAGTTAGAGAAGATTTATTGGAATCTGAAATTGGGCAAATTTTTAATTACTGGTCTGTTGTTGAATATACAGGATATAAAGCAATGACTAAAGACACTGACTGGTGTAGCTTGATAAGACAAAAAATAAATAATTTATATACACGATATTTTGACAAGGAAGTAATTTTAAGAAAGGATTATATGAATTTATTAAAAACCCCATATAATCTTTATTATCGTTGGATTAAAGGTGTAGAAATGAATGCAAGTGAACTGACTACGACTATAGAGGATTCTATTTATAAAGCAGCAGAATTAAAATTAGTATATCAAAAACAAAAAATGAATTTATCTTGGGCAGAATATAAAAAGGTTATTGAAGAAAAGTTAATAAAGATATTTGATAATTGTAAGTCAATTGAAGAATATGAAATTGATAATTTAACAAATAAATATATATATGAATTTGCTAGTGAAGATAATTCGTATATTAAATATATTTGTGATAGCCTTGAAGGTGAAATGTTAAAATGGCAAAAAAAATATTATGGAGTTAGAGAGCATAAACAATATAAACGCTGTAAAGAGTGTGGAAAAATGATTGAGAAAACCAATAATCGGGTGATGTATTGTAAAGAGTGTTATAAGAAAATAAATGAATCAGATGCACCAAATAGGATGAAAAGATATAGAGAAAAGAAGAAAAAGAATGTTACTTTTTAGAAAAGTATGCTAAATAACCTTAATTTAAGGTTATTTAAAGCGATTTTTGCATCGTGTATATACTCTTATGGATAACAAAGAAATTATATAGACTATTTTCTTTTATTATTTAAAATTTTGAGGTGTTAACATATGGATGTAGTTATTACAAAAAATAAACTTATAAGGAATATTGCTAAACAAACTAGTCAAAGCATAGATGAAGCAAAAAGCTTCTATAATTCGTTAGAAGATACTATTTTTGACCTCCTCTCTTCCGTTAATGAAAAACAAAATATATATATTAAATTATTTAACGGAATTAATTTAGAAGGGAAATATATTCCTGAAAAAACTAAAAAAAATAATTTGACAGGAGAAGTTGTTTTAATTGAAAGCAGAATTAAACCTAATGTTAAAATAACTCGACGTTATTGCGAAAATTTAAATAAGCAATAATCGGTATAATCAGTGGAAACACTGTTATATATAAAACCACCTCCGCTTCAATAGAGGCGGCGGTGGTACTCTCTTCATTCATTTTTCTCGCCTTTCTTTTTATTTTGTTAATTGCTTGTCTTCGTTGATAGGCAATTAACAAAATATTTATAAAAAATAGAAATTGAGATTAAGATGAATATGTTTTGTATGCTGGTGTAGCTCAGTTGGTAGAGCAGCTGATTTGTAATCAGCAGGTCGGGGGTTCGAGTCCGTCCACCAGCTCCATTTTATGCAGGGCTTTTATGCCCTGCTTTTTGTTTGTTTATTTTTATGTAAAGGTGTGAAAGTAGAAAAATATGGATGAATTTAAAAAGTTAGAAAATGAAACCGAAGAACAATATTTGTGGAAAATCGGACAGCTTGTCGATTCTGGCAAGATTGAAAATTGGGCTTCTATTAATGATATTGTAAATAAGGAACTTCTTGGTGATGATGAGACTTTATGGAGAACTGAATCGGCTTGGCGTAAAAAATACCAAACAGCTAAAAAGTTCTATGGTGGATGTTTTTCTAAAATGGAATCTAATGAGTATCAAGAACAATTAGATGTTATGAATAGAGAACTTGCACGAAATACTATTAAATTCAGAGACCAAAGACGTTCTTGGAATAAACAAAATTTTATGGACGCTCGTTTTGATGAAGTAATGGATATTATTGAAGAACGATTAGATGGCTTTGCAAAAGTAAATTTTGCACCACATCCTTCCCCGCTCGTCAAAGGAGATAACTCTATGATTGTTTGTTTGTCTGATTTACATATTGGTCAATGTTTTTCTTCTTATTTTGGTGAATATAATTCCGATATTGCAAAAATAAGATTGCAAAAATACATGGATGAGTTACTTGAAATTGCTAAATTAAATAAGGTTAAAGATGCATACGTTTGTATGTTAGGAGATGATATTAGCAATTCATTACATAAGACAATTGAAGTTAGTAACAAAGAAGATGTTATTGGTCAATTAAAATTGAGTATTGAATATATTACTTCATTTTGTTATGAATTAACTAAACATTTTGAGAATGTGTATTTTGCATCTGTTAGTGGGAATCATTCAAGATTGCAAGCAAAAGATTTGGCTCAACATAGTGAAAGATTAGACGCTTTTATTGCATGGGATGTTTGTAGAACACTTAAAAATCAAGAGAACTTTCATTCTCTTTTACATTGTAGTATTGATGATGGTATTGCAATGATTGATATTTATAATAAGTCTTATTTATTGATACATGGAGATTTTGACGCCACTAACAAACAAGGTTATATGAAATTAGCTAATATGATAGAATCATTTCCTGAATACATTCTTTGCGGACATAGACATTTCTGCTCATATAACCAAGACACAAGATTTATTCAAAGTGGTAGTCTGGCCGGAAGTGGATGTGATTATACAGTTGAGAAACGTCTAAAAGGCAAAGCGTCGCAAATGGTTTGTATATGCAATAAATCAGGCATTAAGGGTGTATTCCCTATCATTTTAAATTAAAAGGTAAGGTTATAATATATGAATAATGTAGAATTATATTGCTGCTATTCACTCAATCTTCGTAATTATCTTTACGAAAATGGTATGAGATATAAATTGGCAGCATTGAATCCGAATAGCAAAAGTCTGTTTTGGGTTTATGTTAAAGGTGAAAAACTTGATAAGTTGTTAAATAATTGGTCTGCGAATAAACGGAATACTATGTGTAAGTAGGTATATATTATGTGTATTTTTTTTGGAAGTGGGTGTGATGTTTATGCCAAGAGGTAGACCTCCAAAGGACAAAAGTTCTGAAATAAAAGATTTAGAAATTAAGGAAATTAAAAAAAATAAAACAGTAAATAAGAACAAATATCGTTGTTTTTATTGTGGGAAAGAATATGTAGAAACAAATTTTTATAAATCATTTGGTAGATTTTTTGATAATATAGGCAAAATCCCCTATTGTAAACAATGTATAGAAAAGTTTTATCAATATTATTTTGATAGATATACAAATGAAGGTTGTTTAACGCCAGAAAAGAATGCCGTTAAACGAGTTTGTATGGCGATGGATATTTATTATACTGATGCTAATTTTGATTCTTCAATGAATAAAATTAGGCGAGATAATATAAATATATCCCCTATGGGACAATATATGAAGACTATAGGGTTTAATCAGTACAAAGACAAATCATACGATAATACTGTGTCTGAAGACGAAAAAAAGAAAAGACAAGAAGAACTTATTAATGGTTCTATCAATTCTGGTGATAGCAATATAGACGAAGCAACAAGAAAATTTTTTGGTGCTGGGTTTGAAGATAAAGATTACGAATTTTTGAAAGAACAGTATGATGACTGGGTAACAAGACATGAATGCCAAACAAAAGCTCAAGAGGAAGTATTTAAAAGAATTTGTTTTAAGCAGCTTGAAATTTTAAAAGCAACTAGATTGGGTGAAGACACTAAAAATTTGGATGATACTTTTCAGAAATTACTTGATACTGCTAAGTTGCAGCCTAAGCAAAATAGTAGCGAAGCAATGTCTGATGCACAGACATTTGGTACTTTGATTGATAAATGGGAAAACACAAGACCTTTACCTAAGATTGATGAAGAGTTAAAAGACGTTGATAAGATAGGTCTTTATTTGGATGTATTTTTTAAAGGACACCTTGCTAAAATGATGGGTTTAAAAAACGGATTGTCTAATCTATATACTAAATTTATGAAAAAATATACTGTAGAAAAGCCAGAATATAAAGATGACGAAGATAGTGAGGCTTTGTTTGATGCAATATTTGGTGGTGATTTAAAAGATGAATAGGTGGTGGTTTGATGATAGAAAATGAAAAGAAATCAGAGAAGCAATTGGCAAATGAAAAATCTAAACGTATAATGTCGGGAGTTGCTTACTGGGCAAATTTCTATCGTCATTAGCATAATCCTCAAAGATTTGTCAAAGACTATTTAAATATTCATCTAAAATTATTTCAGAAAATATTAATATACATGATGATGTGTAGCAATTATTTCATGTATTTAGCTTCGAGAGGGCAAGGAAAAACCTACTTAACTGCCATATTTTGTGTTGTGAGATGTATATTATTCCCAAAAACAAAAATATGTATTGCTTCTGCAACACGAACACAGGCGAATGAAGTTTTACTCAAAATAACCGATGACCTAATGAAAAATTATGGCTGGGGTTCTATTAATTTGAAAAGAGAAATAACATATGCTTCTGTTGGTGCTAATAAGGCAGTTATTGAATTCGAAAACGGTTCTTGGATAAGAGTTGTTACTGCTTCCGATAGTGGACGTGGCGCTCGTTGCAATATATTAGTAATTGATGAGTTCCGTATGGTTGATTTGGATACAATTAATACTGTTCTTAGGAGATTCTTGACTGCTCCAAGACAACCAAACTATTTAAATAATCCAGAATATTCACATTTATTAGAAAGAAATAAAGAAATATATATGAGTTCTGCATGGATGAAAAGTCATTGGAGTTTTGAAAAAGCAAAAGCATATACTGTTAATTTGTTAGATGAAACAAAAAAATATTTTATATGTGGTTTGCCATATCAAATAGCGATAAAAGAAGGATTACTTTCAAGAGAGCAAATTGAAGATGAAATGTCAGAAACTGACTTTGACTCGTTGAAATTTTCAACAGAAATGGAATGTTTATGGTATGGAGATACAGACGGAGCATTTTTTACATTTGACGATATTTCAAATCGTAGAAAGTTAAAAAACGCAGTTTATCCAACTTCTATGACAAATAATAGTAGAATTTTAAAAATACCAGATTTAGTCCCAAATGAACGCAGGATTTTATCTGTTGATATAGCTTTAATGGCATCTAAGAAACAAAATAATGATGCAAGTGCTATTATTATTAATAGCGCCATTCCGACAAATAGTGATAATTACATTTCTAATATTATATATATGGAAAATCATGAAGGATTAACAACAGATGAATTAACATTAATAATTAGAAGATTATATGATATGTATAAATGTACGGACTTAGTTCTGGATACAAATGGTGTTGGAATTTCTGTATTTGATGCGATTATTCAAGATATAGTTGACCCAACTACTGGCGAATTGTACCCCGCTCTTTCTTGCTGTAATGACAAAGCAATGGCAGAACGTTGTAAAGTTGATAATGCACCAAAAGTGATTTGGTCAATTAAAGCAAGTGCTTCGTTTAATAATGAAATATGTACTCTTCTTCGTAGTGGTTTTCAGAATGGAAAAATTAATTTGCTTGTTTCTGAATTTGAAGCTGAAGAAGTCTTAAAAGATAAGATTAAAGGCTTTGCAAAAATGATTACTTATGAGCAAATGCAATATAAATTACCGTATATTCAAACTACTTTATTAGTTTATGAACTTATAAACCTTGAATATGAGATAAAAGGCGTTAATGTAAAAATTACTGAAAAATCTGGTATGAGAAAAGACCGTTATTCTTCTCTTGCGTATAATTATTGGGTTATGTGTCAATTAGAGCGAGAAGTATTGAGAAAACAAAAAACTGGTTTTAATGCAAGTGATTATGCTTCTAAATTAAGAAGATTAAATCATAAGCCGACTATGTATTAATATTAGAAAGGGGTGAGATATTGCAAAAGAAAACTAATAAAAAAATAAAGACTGCTGTTGTACCTGTTTACACAAATGCAGATTATAAGCACGACCAAGATAAATTTGAAGAATCTATGAATACTGGGAAGTTAGATTTGTATAATTTCAAAAGGCTCATGTTAAAAGACATTTGCACCAATACTAAGATTATTAATACTGGATATATTGGTGATGTTGATATGCGTGAGGTCGAATTGGCGTTAAAGTATCCGGAACGAGGCTGGAAAATTTTATGTAGAGCATCACAACAATTAATGTTGTGTTCTCCATATTATTACAGAATGAATAATTTATATTCTAATATGCCAGTTTTTCGTTGGTGGTTAGATTTATATGATGTTAAAGAGAACGCAAAAGTTGCGAATATGAAGAAAACATATTCTTCTCTTGCTGCTAAATTAGAAAGCATGAATTTGAAACATGAGTTTTCCAAGATTATGAAGTCTCTCCCCTATCTTGATATTTATTGTGGTTTGGTATTTGAAAACCAATCTGATTTCTTTTTACAACAGATTGATTATAGAATTTGTGAGTTATATCAAATACAAGATGGTTTGTTTAATTTTAGGATAGATTTAACTCAAATTAGTGCAAGTAGTTTAATTGCTTATCCTGATTATGTTCAACAAGCTTGGCTTGATTTAAGAGATGGCAAAATGAACAGCCATATAAATGGGCAATGGTATGAACCACCTGCTGATAAACAAATTTGTTTAAAGTTAAATAGTCAATGGACATTCCCCTATCCTATTTTGATTGGGTTAATTAGAGACATCTTAGATTTGGATGTTTATAAAAAATTAAAATTACAATCTGCAAGGACTGATAACTACAAGGCTATAGCTGTAGAAGTTCCTATTGATGAGAATACAGTTGATAAGCCTTTACTTACTCCTGAGACTCTTGGTATATTTGCTGAAATCAATAGAGAAAGTATGACAGATGACATTGGATTAATTCATACACTTGGTTCTAATGCTACACCAATTAGTTTCAAGGATTCTAGTAACACACGAAATAACGTGAGTGATTCAATTGAGTCATTGTATGACTCTTCTGGTATAAGTCAGGAACTCTTTAACGGGAGCAGTTCGGCGACGGCTGTAACTTATTCTGTTGAGAATGATGCTGGATATATTTATAATTTATACCGACAATTCGAGAGATGGGTAAATAGATTTATTAAAATTAGAAAATATAATAAATCTGCGTTTAAATTTTCTTTTTATTTGTTAGATATAACTATTTTTAATAAAAAAGATGTAAACGCAATGTATAAGGATGCTGTGAGCTTAGGAATCACTTGTATTGACCGATACTTAGCTTCTATTGGCATGACACCCTCTTGTACACTTGGGTCATATATTGTCCATGAAGATATATTTGATTTTAGAAATCATTTTATACCATTACAAACATCTTATAATTCATCTGTTGATAGCAGTTCTGAGAATGGCGGAAGACCAACAAATGAAAGTCAAGGAGAAGTCTTGACCGAAGCTGGAGAAAAGACTGCTGATACAGATGGTAATGCAGATAAGTAGAGATATTTGTTTTGGAATGAGGTGATATAAATGAAAAATATAACAAGTATACCTATTACATTTGAAGTAAATGGTGAGATATCTAACTCTGACACTCGTTTTCTTAATTGTACTATTGATGTGCTTCATACAGGAACTAATTTTAATGGCAGTGTGTTTTCGAAAGAAGTTGTAGAAGAAAACATCGAAACAATCAAGAACACTCCTATTCTTGGGTTTATCCAAAAAACATCGGATGAAGAAGATTTTTCAGGTCATGAATGTATTATTACGAAAGATAAAAATGGTATTCATAGAAAAAATATTGGGAGTGCTTGGGGTGTAGTCCCTGAGAGCTGTAATCCGAGATGGTATTCAAAAACATTGGATACTGGAGAAGAAGTAGAAATGTTACAAGTTGATGCTTTGTTATGGAGCAAGTTGGAAGATTCTCGTGATATTATGCTGCGAGATATTGAAAAGGCACAATCTATGGAGCTTAATCCAGAAAGTATCGACGGTTATGAAGACCCTGAAACCGGACTTTTCCACTTCACAAAGTTTAGCTTTGAAGGATGCACAATTTTAGGGAAAAATTATGAACCTGCAATGCAGGACGCAAATATTACAATTAACTTTACCGTGAGTGATTTTGTTAAAAACATTCAAAGTGAATTAATTAATAAATATAGTGAGTTTACAAAACTTGTAAATGACACTACAAATCAAGATTTCACCAGTTTAAATATGGTGGATGAAAAATTTAATGGAGGTGTAGAAAATATGGAAAAGAATGATTTTGCTCAGACTATTCTTGCACAGTTCTCCGATATTTCTACGCTTGTAAGCCAACATGAAAAATTTACAGACCGTTTTGGGGATGAATATCCTCGTTATTATACTGTAGATATTCAAGAAAACGAAGTAATTGTCGTTGACGCAATGAACAACTACAATTATTTTGCATTTTCATTTACCATGAATGGTGACAAGCCAGAAATCGATTTTGAGAAACCTAAGCGTAAGAAGGTTTGCTATGAAGATTATGTAGAGGGCGAAACTGTCCCTGAAGGTGCATTCGATTTTGGTAAGCATATTGCTAAAATTGAAGACAACGCTTTTGCTAAAGTTGAAGAAGCAAATGCAAAGGTTTCTGAAGCTGAGAATAAAGTGTCTGAGTACGAGACTAAGGTTTCTGAGTTTGAAACAGCAAAGAATGAGATTGAAGAAAAGTTTAATCAAGTTAATGCTGAATTTGAAGAGATGAAGCCAAAGTACGAGGATTATGTTAGAGCTGAACAGGCTCGTATTGAAGCTGAGTTAGATGCTCAGAAGGATACAGAATTTGCTAAGTATGAGACTGTTTTGGCAGATGACGTTAATTTTGCCGCTCTTAAGGAGAAGAAAGCAGAATTGACTGTTAAAGAAATTGAAAGCGAATGTGCAATTCTGTTCGCAAGAAAGAATCTTGCGAATACTAATTTTAATAAGTCCGACAATGGAATTATGACCGCTGGAATTATTCACGATAATAGTAATGATGGTTTTGTTGAAACTAAATATGGTTGTATTCCTGTAAGACATTAATAAAAAATAAACTTATATAAGATAATTTGATAATTTAGGAGGAAATATATTATGGCTAATATTCATTGCGTGGCTGAAACCAGCAACCTTCGCTGTGTGCATTATGCAGAGCGTATTTGGGATGCTGTAGCCACAGAAGATATCGATAACGGTACTTTTGGTTATCTTGAAAATCCTACTGATGGTGGTGTTATTCATAGTTTTGCAAAGGGTACTAAAGCTGGTAGCTTTGTGGTGATGGCTCACAACCCTGAATGGACTGAAGATACTTCTCGCATGACAAACCAGCGTAAGGATAAGTTTTATATTGCTGAAGGTGTACCTTTCAGAGCCTATACTCTGCATAAAGGTGACGAATTTGCATTGTCTGCTGAAGGATTCATCGGCACCCCTGAAGTTGGCAAGTTTGTTACTATTGATGATACTGGTAAGCTGAAGGTTGAAGTTGGTGAGACTGCTCCTGAAGGCGCTGTTATGGTTGGTAAGATTATGCGTAAGCGTCAGATTGGTTCTACTCTGGTTACTGACCTGCGTACTTACGGTTATGAGCGTATGATGTATACCGTTAAGGTAGAGTCTCTGGCTTAATTAAATATTGGTGAAGGAGGAAAATAAATTATGATTAAAACTAATTTTAGTAATGAAGAAATGAAAGTTTTTGACCTTGCCAATGATTTGGCTAGAGGTGATTTTTCTATTCATGTTGATAACGAAAAGGTTACTCGTGCTGACCTTGAAAACTATCTGAGAGATAAGATTAATAACGACATTCTGAAGGGCGCAACTCTGTATCAGGCTTATCGTCGCAATAATATCACGCTGTTTGAAATTATTGAAGAAATTGTTAATATCACTATTTCTAATGACCTGATTGAAATTCCTTTTATTGATAATTTTGTTGAATTTAAGAATCGTGCTATGGGTGACAAGACTGCTTGGTATTCTGAAGGTAAGTCTTATCTGTCTGTGGTTTCTTTTGCTGGTAATCATTGGGACACTAACCGTGAAGCTCTGGATGCTGGTGAAGAATTTACTCTGCCCAAGGAATGGGTGTATATTCACGTTTATGATGAGCTGGAGCGTTTCCTGCTGAACATTACTTCTCTGGAGCGTCTGACTGATGTTATTTATCGTTCTTTTAATAAGTATATTAAGGAACGTATTTATATGCAGTTCCAGAATATTATGACCGCTCTGCCTTCTGAATTTACTGCTAATGGCAACTCTGAAGAAGCTGTTGGCAATCTGTGTGATTTGGTGCAAGCTGCTGGTGGTTATTCTACTCTGACTATTGCTGGTACTAAGGCTGGCCTGCGTAAGCTGGCTAATATTGTTCCTGACAAGATGTTTGCTGATTCTCAGAAGGAAGCAAAAGCTAACTCTGGAACTATTGGTGAATGGGAAGGCAATCGCCTGATGGTTATTCCGCAGGTAATTAAGCCTGGTACTTTTGAACTGGCTCTGGATAATGATACTATCTTTATTCTGGGCGGCGATACTAGACCTATCAAGCTGGAATGGATTGGCGATACTCGTACTCAGGAAGTGCGTGATGGTCGTATTAATAATGATATGACTATGGAACTTCAAGTTCAGACTTGCTTCAGTATTGGTATGATACTGCCTGAAGCAATTGGTTGCTTCCACTTCGCATAATAATTAAAGTTATATATTAAATATTTGTATTGTAGAAAGGTGAATTTTTATTATGGCAAGAACAGCTAAGACTACTGTAGAAAGTAATGTAGAAAATGATGTTATTAATACAGTAGAAACAATGAATGAAGAAAATAAAAACATTGTAAAGAAAACGATTAAAGAAGAACTCAAGGATACAGATGAAATTGAAGTTGTTTCTCTTGTTCCAAATGTTAGCTATAAAGACTCTAAGACACTTGATATGTACGAATGGGATGAAGTTGGACATACCGAACCTATGACTTTTGAGACGTTGAAGAATATGTGGAGAAATAATAAAGGTTATTTTAAAAATCTGTGGCTTAAACCTTGTGACGATAGAGTTGTTAACAAATTTGGACTGACGAAGACATTTGAAAAATACGAATATCTGATGGATGCTTCTAATTATACTAAAAAAAATATTAATGCTCTTTGTGAAGCAATTTCTGATACTCCTAACGGTTTGAAGTTCGCAATTTGCGATAAGATTAAGTCTATGGTTGTGAATGGCGAAGTTACTGATGCATCTGTTCTTAAAGCGCTTGAAAAGCGTTTGAACATTGATTTAATTGATTTTCTTTAATAGTAAAAAATATGAGAGGTAAAAATTATGGCCACTCCATATGAAAAATTATATGAGAATCTTTTACCTAAATTTCGTAGTTATGAAATACCTCTCATGTCTACTGAAGAGGTAAAAGATTATTTGCATGATTTCATTATCCCAGCTACTGCAAAATTTCATGTTTGTCGAAAAGATTTAACTGACAGGGATGATATTTTGCAACGGTTTAATGTTGATTTATCTGATATTGAAATAGAAATTCTAAGCAATTATTTACTTATTGAATATATTGATAGTGAATACATTAGGACTCCGAGTTTGTTGAAAATTCAATTACCTTCAACTGATTGGAAGGTGTTCTCCCCCGCTAATTTTCTTGAAAAGTTAATGAATATGCATTCAACTTATGTAAAAGAAAATGAAACTCTTTTATCTCGTTATGCATGGATGGGAGCAAAAGAATCTGGGATTAAACTTGGTGCTGGATATAAGAAACCGTTTATGAATAGAGGTGGGTTTGATGCGATGTCTTGATAAATTTAACAAGAAAATGAGTGTTGGTGGTGGGTCTCTCAGAAGCGAGTATGTGTTCAATACTAGAAAATTGTTAAATGGGACATTCACTGATGACCCCTCTTATACACTTGGTGTTTATTTTTGGAAATTGGGTTTAAAAGAATATAGATATGAATCGCCAGTTGGTATTAGATTGTATGGTAGAACTTATTCTGCTGCCAATGGTGTTACTGTTAAATTTCAAACACTGTATGATACTCCTGTTGTGGTAGGAGATATTATTTATGATACTAATAAAGATGAATATTTAATTTGTACTGAAGCATTTGATGTTGATGAAATTCATTATAAAGGTAAATTTACTTTGTGTAATGTGATGTTAAAATGGCAAAAAAAAGATGGAACAATTTTAGAGTATCCTTGTTATGATTTGAATAGCACACAGTATAATTCTGGTGAGCAATCTAACAAAACTTTTACAATTGGTTCATCTCAGCATATCTTGACATTGCCAAGTGATGAAAATACAGTTGAAATAAATACCCCACAAAGATTTTATCTGGATAAAGCTGTTAATAATACTACTACTTTTATTGTTACTCAGAATGATACAACAAGTTTTGGTTATGGTAAAAAAGGTCTGGTTAAAGTAACTGTTATGGAATATCCTAATAATCCTGTTGCTGATAGGCCAGACTTAAGAATTTGTGATTATATTGATGTAAATGAGAATGATAAGATTGAAGATGTTTGTCGTAGAGCATCAAAAGCAATTATTCAGTATGATACAACAATTATTAAATCAGGTGGCGACTTACAAGTATTTGTTGGTAAATTTTTTGACAATAAAGGAAATGAAGTTACAGATATAGTGCCACACTGGACTATAATTTGTGATTTTTCTGAAAAACTACAAGTGAAAGAACTTGATAATACTTTAAGTATAGGGATAGATGATGATGATTATATTGATGAAGAGTTTAAGATTATATGCTCTGATGGCAATAGTGAAAGTAAAATCATCCCAGACACTTTAATTATCAAGATTGAGTCTCTTTTATAATGGCAAATTCTTCTATCATTAGGGAAGCCAAAAATAGAATTGTTAAAGAATTTATCAAAGACCCTGATATTATTGCAGCAATTGATAGTAGCGAAGTAAAGCCAAATGAACCAGAAAAGCTTATTAATAAGCATATATTTAATTTTAATCAAAACCCACACACTCTTAATATAATTGGAACTTTTATAACCATACAAGTTCATATACCTCAAAATTATTATAGCGACTATTACGGAAACTCAAAAATCCATATAAAGCCTACAATTGAAATATGGGTTGTCTCACATGAAAGACATATGATTGTTGACAATATACCAAAAGTTACTGCAAATAGGAACGACTATTTATCTGAATTAATTGACAGAAAAATCAATGGCAAAAGTGGTTTTGGAATTGGGAAAACTGAATTAATAAGTAACATTGAGGGGTCGTTTCAAGCGGATTATCTTTATAGGAAAATGATATTTCAGTGTTTGGATTTAAATAGTTCTTTGTGTGAGGACGAAGACGAATAATTGATTTAGTGAGGATTATGTACAAATGTTTGAATTTGATGAACTAAAAATTTATAAAGGTTCGGATATCCCGATTACTAATAAGATAGTTGTAAAACAGCCTACAATTAATCAGATTATAGAATTTGGTGAAAAAAGATATTTTACCGCAATTCATTGTTTAACTGGTGTTGGTGCTGATTTTAAATGGCAATTGTGGGACTATTTCGGTATAGATTATACTACTATTGATGATTTCGAATTGTTTAAAAAAATGATTTGGGAATTACTGAGTAGTAAGAAACATATCTATAATGAATTAATGAATAATCGGGATAAATATGAAGAACAATTAAAAAATATTACGGAAGAGGAATTGGCTGAAATGTTGGTCAATCCTCTTTCTTTAGTATTGAATATTGACTTGGCTGATTTCAAAGAATATGAATCAGATAAAAGTCCAGAAACTATTTTATATGACGAAGAACATGATATTACGATAGATAGATTTGTATATATACGAATAGTTGACGCAGTTAGAAAAATTCATTGTTTAAAAAGGAATAATGAGATGCCTGCAAATGAAATTACAAAAATGGATTTGATAGAAGATGCTAGAGATGAAGCTAGAATGGATTCACAAAAACCTTACAAAAGCGCATTGAAACCGCTTATTTCTGCTTTAGCTGTAAAAACTGGTCAACTAGGAAGTGATTCTATTTGGAATACAAAAATTAATATGTTCTTTGATGCTATAAAAAGAATTAATAAAATTAAGGATGCAGAATTGTTATTACAAGGCGCTTATTCTGGATTTGCCAGTCTAAAAGATGTAGATAAAGATAGGCTTGATTGGGCTGGTGAAATTTAAATAGTGTTTAAAATTTGTAGGATAGCAACCTACCATTTTAAAAATATGATGCGAGTGGTTGTTGTGGATACAAAAAAATATTGTGTATATTCTCATACAAACAAAATCAACGGAAAAGTTTACGTTGGACAAACTTGCGATAAAGATAAAAGATTTTATGATGGGAAATATAAAAGTTGTATTCTTTTTTATAGAGCATTGCAAAAATATGGTGGTTTAAAAAATGGTTTTATAACAACTATATTAGAAGATGGTTTAACAAAAGAAGAAGCAGATAAAAAAGAAGTATTTTATATAAATAAATATCAATCTATAAGACCAGAATTTGGTTATAATATATGTGAAGGCGGTTCTGGTGTCAGAAACAAACATACAGACGAATGGAAAGAAAACCATAGTAAACGAATGTCTGGCGTTAATAACCCTAATTATGGTAAACATTGGGATGAAAATCATAAAAAAATTTTATCTGATAAACGAAAAGGAAAAACAAGACAGCGTGAACAATGGGAAAAAGATAAAATAAAACAAACACATCAAAATATGAAACATTATAATGATAAATGTGTTCGATGTATAACAACAAATGAAATATTTCAATCTCAAAGAGAGTGTGCCAGAGTCTTAACTGAACGAACTGGTATGAAATTTAAAGGTTTTGAAATAGGAAAAGTTTGTAAAGGTGAATATAGCCAAACTCATGGTTATACATTTGAATATAGTTGTTGATAATTAAATAATTATAATTGGAGGAATTATTTATGGCTGAAAATACTGTTTTTAATAAAGGTGAATTGATTCTTGACCGTGTGCGTTCACTGACTGCACATGACCTGTCTAATGGCGAAATGCTGTTTAGACTGACTTCTCTGGAAGACCCCTCTCTGGCCACTTCAGCAGAAGGCGAAGAAGTTGTTGATGCAATTGGTGCTCTGATTACTACTCTGTATCGTGCTAAGAAGGCTACCTTCTCTGCTTCTAACTCTCTGATTTCTCTTGACCTGGCTGCTGCACAGTATGGCTCTAAGAAGGAAATTGCTTCTTCTACTAGTAAGATTACAGTCCCTACTTATGAAATTATTACTGTTAAGGAAGGCGAAACTGAAGTCACTCTGAAGAAAGCTCCTGTTGATGATATTAAGTATATTTATGCTTTGGCTGATAATGAAATCGCAACTCGTTATACTGCTGGCTCTGCTGCTTCTGAAACTGAATTTGTTATTGCTAAGGACACTGGAAAGATTACTGTTCCTACTGGTCTGGTTGGTAAGATTTATGTTGAATATAGCTATGAATCAGAAAAGGCAAATCGTGTTGCCAACCGCACTTCTGAATTCCCCGAAGCTTGCGGTCTGAAGATTTATGCTTACTTTAGAGATAAGTGCAATGAAAACCTTGTGTATTCTGGTGTTATTATTGCGAATAAGGCCAAGCTGAATCCTGAATCTATTGAACTGGCTCTGACTTCTACTGGTAAGCATCCTTTCGAATTCCAGATGATGCGTGATTATTGTGATGAAGAAGCCGAGCTGTTCAGCATTATAGTAGCGGAATGATAAGTTTCTTATTTTATTTAATATTAGTGGAGGGTTCTTCCCTCCACTTTTTATTTCATTAATAGGAGGCGAAGGTTATAATGAGTGAACAAATTAATGCATACTGTACGGTATGTGGTAACGGATATCATTTGTGCATTTCATGCAAAGATAAGATGAAATTGCAACCGTGGAAAACATTTACAGATACAGCGGAACATTATAAAATTCATCAAATTATACATGGTTTTTCAACTAAGGTATATACAAAAGATGAAGTACGGTCTAAATTGAAGAATGTTGATTTGAGTGATTTGGAAACATTCAAACCCAATATTAAGGCGATTATTAAAGATGTTTTAAAGGAAGAATCTATTGAACCTTCTGTTCAAATAGATGTTCCTATTGCATCTCGTAAAAAGAATTATAAAGTTAATAAAGTTGAAGTAAATGAAAATACTAACAGTGATATTGTTAAAAATATTGCTGCTAAAATTGAGTAATTTGCTATTTTAAGTGTGTGAATAAATATTAGTTTAGATAAATGTAAAAAGGAGTATTATTTCACACTTTTATGATTGTTAAAATAAATAATGATAGTTTAAGTTGAAATTTGATACTCCTTTTTTTTTACACTTATTTAAGATAATATTCGGAGTATCTAAAATGAAATGAAAGGTAGAAATATATGAGGTATTATTCAGAAACAACAGGAAAATATTATGAAGCCGAATCCGCCGTTTTTTATCGAAATTTGGTTCAGGCAGCGTGGCTTTTAAGTAAACCAGACGCAACTTTACTTGACATTTTTTGTGACGGCAATGGAAAGATGGTGTTGGTATTCCCAAAAGAGTTACACAAAGCTTACATTCAAGAATGGGTTGAACGCTCTCAAAAAAAATAAAGATGATAAAAATGGCTAAGAATCCAGGAAAGCAGTTCGAATTAGCAGTTAAACAATCGGTTCCAGACCATATCCTTTTGATAAGACTTAATGATAGTCCTCAAGCATTTAAACAAAGTAATTTAACACGATTCACACCTAAGAATCCATTTGACTACCTGTGTTTTAATACACGTACAAAAACTCTCTTCTGTTTAGAATTGAAGACTACATCTAATAAGTACATGGGATTTGAGAATATTTATAATGATGAAGAACAGAACGCTATGATTCACGCACATCAAACTAAAGGTTTGTTGAAGTGTTCTAAATATGAGAATGTTGTTGCAGGCTTTCTGTTTAATTTTAGGTTGCAGGATACGGAATTGACTTATTTTATGGAAGTAAATTTATTTCAGAAAATGTGTGATTCAATTAATAAAAAATCATTCAATCTTATAGATTTGTCCTTGTATGGTGCAAAAAAGATTGAAGGATTTAAAAAGCGTACTCGTTGGCACTGGAATCTTGAAGAATTCTTTGATTCCTATAACAATTAAACTTATAAAATAAATTAAAAAAATGAATGAATAATATAAACTTAATAAAGAAAGGTTGAAATACATGAAAGAAGTTAAAATGGGTGTTTATACTTGCAAAACAGAAAATACTGAAGAAACTTTTGAGTTTAAATTTTATACAGACCTTACTGTAACACAGAAATTGCTGTTTACTAACTCTGTTACAAATTTAGTTGTAGATGAAAATAATTATAATTCAGTTATTAGAGATTTAGTATTTGATTTTTATGTAATTGATATTTTTACAGATATTAGCACAGAAGAATTCAAACAATCCCCCTCTTTTCTTAATAGTGTTGAACAGTTTTTAGAAGAAACTAATATTGTAGACGTTGTTAAAGCAAATGTCATCCCCGCTCTCTTTGAAGAATTAAATAAAGCAGTAGATAAGGCGATTGAATATAAAACAGGTATTCACCCCTCCCCTATTGGCGATTCTTTTGCTTCTCTTATTAAGGTTATTGAAAAGAAAGTAAATGAAATTGATTTAAATGACATGATGAGAATGGTACAGAAGTTCGCTAGTATGACTGGCGAATTGACTCCAGAAAGTATTGTAAATGCTTATATGAATACTGATATTCATAAGAACAATGTAATTGAAATTGAAGAAGCTAAAAAACAGAGAGCAGAATTTGCTAAGGATATAGATACTGCTATTAAGAGTATTAACAATAGCAATAAGACTGCAACTAAGAAAACTAATAAATCTGTAAAATCTAAAGAATAACACTTGGTGATTTAATATGGTTTTTAAAAATGAAGAACAATTAAAAAGCTTTTTATTGCAGAAATGTAAGAATGCTTTAATAAAATCTCAAGAACAGGTTTATCAAATAATTAATAGATTTGTGAAAGAATTTTATGCTGAATATAATCCAGAAATGTATGAGAGAACATATCAATTATTTAGTTCTTTGGTAAAATCTGATATTATTCAAACTGGTAGTGGGTATGAAGCACAAGTATATTTTGACCTTAGTAGTCTTGATTATGTTACTGGTGCAAGACCATCAGGCGAACAAGTAATGGGAGCTGCCGAATGGGGCAGACATGGTGCTATGGGATTAGCAGTTGCCGATTTTAAAGGCACATCTATTTGGCATGAACCATTAGAGATTCTTAATGCTCAAGCTATAAATATATTAAAAAAGATGTTAATTTCTGAAGGGATTCCCATTAGATAAAAAATAAAATCATATAAATAGAGTTTATAATAAAAAATACTGCACCTTTTAAGGTGCGTTTCACAATGCACTCAAGAAAGGATGTGAATGTATATGGCTGAGTATGAAATTAAACTAGGTATTGGTTTGAACGATGCTGATTTTAATGCTATAAAAAATAAAATTAACAGCCTTAAAGATGAAACAATTAAACTAAAACTTGATGATAGCGCTGTTGATACTCAAATCGCAGGAATAAAAAGAGAAATAGAAAGTTTAGGTAAAACTAAAGGTTTAAAATTTGACACTTCTGCCCTGGAAAATTCTTTAACATCTGTTAAAGGCGATATCACAGAAATTAAAAATTTGTTAAATTCTCTTGGAAATGGTGCTAATGTAAAAGGACTTGTTTCTTCTATTAATAATATTGGTACAGCTTTAGACAAAGTTTCTGGGAAATTTGATGAATTAAAAGTAGATTTAAGTGCTTTAAGCAAAAAAGATTTTGGAATTAATCTTGATATAAAACTTGGTGGTGGGAATACTCCAACAAGGTCTGCTGATTATGGTGCGTATGTAAGACAAGAAGTATATCCAGAATTAATAAAGCAAGAGCAAGCAATAACAGAAGCTATAGGAAAGTATTATAAAACTGACTTGCTCCAAGGTGTCATGAAGCTGTATAAAAATTCTGGTAAAAATATCAGTTTTCAAGATGTTTGGAGTACATTAGATAAACTTCAAACTCCTATAAAAAAAGGCGAAAATATTAGTGATAAACTGACTCAATTTAAAGTGTTTTTCAAAGAAATAAATTCAATGGCAAAAATGCAAGGAATTGATTTGTCTCCTATTTGGTCACAATTTGATAAATTGCCAGATGAACTTATTAAAAGTGCAAATGATATTAGAGATGGTACAACACAGGTAAAAAATAATTTTGAAGAATTGCAAAAGGTTTTTAGTAGTGGTATTGATGGTGAGAAACTTTCTACACAACTTGATTCCATTGTTACAGATTTAAATGAAATAAAAACTACAATTCAAGGACTGTCTTCTGGCGTTACTCTTGATGGATTATTGCAAAGTTTTGATAGGTTGTCTAATTTTATAAAAGAATTAATGACTAATGCTAGAAACATCCAAGACGTATTGTTAAACATTGGTTCTTCTGCTGGTGCATCAAATAATTTAAACAATGCGATACAAACGTTAAAAAGTAGCGAAAAGGTATTAGATGATTTTAAAGCTTCGTTGAAAAATCTTGGAATGGGCGATGTTGAAATTGATGCCATTGCAGAAAGAATTAAAAATCTTGGTGTACAGATTAACACTTTAAACCAACAAAAAACCCTTATTCCAGGAAAAAAAAAGGATAAAGAAATTTTATCTGTTGACATTTCTGGCTTAGATAAAATGGGCAACGCAATTAAGTTGACAGAGCAATATGATATTGCGACTGGTAAACTAATAAAAAGCATTGACCGTGTTTCTACTGTTCAACAAAAAGCTGGAGCATCGGCGAACACTTTTGCAAAGCAACAAAAAGATGCTGTTTCAAATCTTACAAATGAAATAAATAAGTATTATCGTGCGGCAATTGACCAAAACGCAAATAAACCAATAAAAGGTACTGCTCATTTAAATAGTCTTGAAGATGAGTATAACAATATTATTTCTGCTATTCAGAGAATGGGGAGCGCTTCTAATGACACTTTCGATGAGCAAAAAAGAATTGTAAAAACATTAATTTCTGAGTATCAAAGCTTAGTAAGGGAGTATAAAAACGCCGAAACAGTTGCTACTTCTCTTCGCTCTAAAGATATAAGCACTGTGAAAGATACGTATTCTAGTAAGTTAGACGTGTTAATTTCCAAAATGAGAAAAGACGGTGTTTATACTTCTGGATTTGAAAATGGAGCAGAAAATCTTCGTTCTATATTGTCTGGTGCTACAGACGCAAATGGGCTAGTTTCATTTTTAAATGGATTAGACAAGCTTGAAGCAGGGTATAAAAGAGCTTCTGCTTCTGCCAAAGAGTTTAACCAAGCCCAAAAAGTTGATATTAAAGTATCTGGATTGGAGTCTAAAATTTCGGATATACAGAGAATTAGCCCAGAAATTGATAAATTTGAAACGGAAATAGCTGGAGCAAAAGTCAGTGTACAAAGCTTGCTGGCTGATTTAAAACAAGTTAAGACTCAAGGCGATTTTTCTGTTATTAATACTAAGTTTAAAGCATTTACTGATGCCGCTAAAGCTTCTGGTATTGCTGTTGCCGAAACTGCAACAGAAGCAAATAAAATTTATAATGAGATATATAATACTAAAAAAAGAATCGGTTCTTTAGAAGTCGATTTAATAGGCGCAGAAGCCAAAGGTGATACAAAGACTATAAAGGATATAAATGATGAAATTAAAAGATTACAAGATAATTTAACATCATTGGATAAAGATGGCGCTTATAGTTCTAAATTCACTGATAAGCAAAAGGCGAGCTTACAAGAACTAAATAAACAAATTGAATATTCCAAAAAACAGGCTCAGAATCAAGTTGACTATAAAATTAGTATGCAAGATGCAAAAAAAGAAGTAAAAGAAACAGAAGAGTCTTTTAAAAGATTAAAATCTCTTGCAAAAGAAATGGGTCAAATTGATGTTAAAATTGCTGGTCTTGATGTTGATAAAGACATTGATGATATTCGAAGTTTACAAAGAATATTAAATGACCTTGAAGCAGAATATAGAGAATTATATTCTATTGTTGGAAAAAATCTTTCTGATAACCAGGTCAATGAATTAAACCAAGAATTTGCAAAAACTTCTGATTCAGTTCGTAGTCTTAAAAAAGAAATGGCGGAAGCTGCTGAAACTCAAAAGATAACGAGTGATTTCGAAAAGTTGAAGTCTCTTGCAAAAGAAATAAGTAATACCAGGATAGATATATTAAAATCTGATGATGTAGCTGAGATTAGCGAAGCAATTGCTAAATTAAATAGACTTAATGCCGAATATGAAGAGCTATTTGCTAAAACTAGAGGAAGCTTAAGTAATAAACAAATTGGTGAATTGGATAATATTGTTGACCAAGGAGATACAAATGCTCTTAAAGCATTCAATAGTGAAGTGCAAGAGTTTATTAAATTGCAAAATCAGATTGAAAATAAAAAATTCGAAATTGGCAAACTAGAATTGCTTGGCGGAAAAGAAAATGAAATTGCTGATTTAAAAAGACAACTTGCAGAACTTGAAGATGCTTATAATCATTTAATGAATACATTTATGAAGAAAGTGTCTGGTAATGCAGATATTCTTCAAATTGATGATTTTAAAGGTCTTGAGAATGGTATAGAAAAAGCAACTACAAATGCTGAAAATAGACTTAAACAATTCGAGGCACAGTATGCTGACGCAAAAGCAAAACTTGCAGAAGATATTAAACTTGATATCGATAATGGTAAATTTGACAATGAAGTATCTTCAATATTAGATAAATTTAGTAAATTATCAGGTGAGTCTGCGGAACTAAAAGAACATATAAGAGCAGTTGAGTTGGCTTTAACAAAAATGAAAGAAGCTGCTGGCACTGGTGATGAAGTTGCCGACGCAGAAAAGCTTAGAGCCGCACAAACAGAATATGCAGATGCTATAAAGAAAGCTAATAATGAATTAAGAATACAAGCCAGAGAAGAAAAATCTATTAATGCTGCAAATAAATTAGCCCAAGACAGAGAGTCTTTGAGATTAGATATGGTTAATTGGTTAAAACAAAATACCAAAGCAGCAAAAGAATATGGAGATGAAATTGAGAAACTTATAGCTTTGTGTGGTAAGTTAGATAATGTTGGTGTGGCAAGCACTAGGCGAGATTTTAATAATATTGTAAAAGATGCAGAGATGCATGGTAAAACCGGTTTAACTACTTGGGACAAACTTGTAGATAAAACCAAAGAATATTCTGTATATTTTTCTGTCGCAGATGTAGCTATGAGGTCAATACAAGCATTGAAAGATATGTTTGAGCAGGTTAAAGCTATTGATACTGCTATGACAGAATTGAGAAAGGTTACGGATGAAAGCGATGCATCATATAATGCCTTTCTAACAAATGCTGCATCAAGAGCAAAAGAAATTGGTACGACAATTGACGGACTCGTTACTTCTACTGCTGACTTCGCAAGACTTGGTTATGGGTTTGAAGATGCTCAAGGATTGGCAGAAGTAGCAAATATTTATACAGTTGTCGGTGATGAAATTGAAGGTGTCGAAGGAGCGACACAAAGCTTGGTTTCTACAATGGCAGCTTTTAAAGATGAAATGGGTAATATGAGCGATAGTGAATTTGCTCTAAGTATAGTGGATAAATTTAACGAAGTCTCAAATAATTTCAGTATCTCCAGTGGTGGTATTGGTGAAGCATTAACTCGTTCTGCATCTTCGCTGGCAACTGCAAACAATACTTTGGATGAAAGTATTGCTTTAATTACGGCAGCTATGTAAAATTGGCTGTTCATATAGAAATATATGATTAGAATACATTTAATTGCTGGGAACTCCTTATAGCCTTACACCACAACAATCAGGAGACTAGATTGTGAAGGTTTAACAACGTAAGGATTGGACAATCAGCAGCGAAGCACCCTAACGTATTCCGTAGACCATACGGTGCTTTTACATATTTTATATATGTACTTTAGTCGAGGGTGAACGTTCAACGGCCATTCCCGTGTAGGGGTTTGAGAATATCAAATTATTTTTTGATTATAAAATAAAGGTGGAAATCCTGAATACTCAAACCAATAGAAGTAGGGCGCAATCGCAAATGGCGCTGGTTAAATACCTTTAAACGAAATAATGTACTCCTACCCTATTCTATTTAGATTTGGGAGGATGAAGATATGGTCTTTTCAATATAGAAATATATTGGTGTGTTAAAAATAAATTATTATAAAATTCAAAAAATGTTCATATATTATAATTGATAATGTTATATAATTAAATAAATAAATTGTATGAATTGTAGGGTAAAAATAATGAAAAAATATGATAAAGAATATTCTACGCAATATAGTCCAGAAAAGGATTATTTATTAAAAAATGGCATAAAACCATCATTTGTAAAAATTATAGATAATGTTACAACATATAAATATACTAAAACGTCAAAATTGTTTAAACTGTTGTCTCTATTTTACAAATGAGCCAAACATCAAATGATAATAAACAGGTGATAATTGTGAGTAATAAAATATGTATATGTAAAAATTGCAAGAAAAAGTTCAAAGGTCGTTCTAAAGATGCAAAATTTTGTAGTAGAATTTGTTATGAAGAACATAGACAAATGAATAGAAAGACAAAAAGAATTCTATGTCCTGTTTGTAATAAAGAATTTCAACAAATTCGCCCTGAACAAAAATTTTGTAGCAATGAATGCAAAACTAAATCTACAGAAAATAAAGTGGAATGTGTTTGTGAACGTTGTGGTAAAATATTCAAAAGAATAAAAAGCGAGGTTAATAAAAATAAAAAACATTATTGTTCTAATGAGTGTAGAATGGGCGCAATGTTTTGGAGTAAAGAAGATACTGATATACTTATAAGTAGTTATAAAAAAATGTCTTATAAAGAAATGAGTGAAAATAATATATTTTCTACTTTTAAAACAGTTGACGAAATAAGTAGGAGGGCTATTTATATAGGTATCACATCTAGTAGAGAGTGGTCTATTGAAGAAATTGAAATATTGAAAAACAATTATGGCAAAATTTCAATAGGTGAATTAATGTTTATGCTCCCAAATAGAACAAAGTCTTCTATTTTTGGTAAAGCTCGTTCATATAACTTAAAAAGTAAATTTTATCTAACACATATGTATTCTGATAAAGAAAATGAATTTATAAAGAATAATTATTTGTTAAAATCTAATGAGGAATTATCAAAAGAATTAGGTAGAAGTGTGCAAGGTATTGCTGAACATTTATTAGTTCTTGATTTGCATAGACCAACTGAAATAGATAATTATAAAACATTGAAAAAATATATAAGGGTAAGATTAACGCCTTGGAGAGATAAGGTACGAGAAGATAATAATTATACTTGTGCTTTAACGGGCGCAAGTTCAAACATAGTCGTTCATCATATTAGAGGATTTAATTTACTTTTTATTGAAACGATTGAAAATTTAAATTTCCCAATGTACGATGACATTTCACAATATAATCAAACTCAATTAGATGAATTTTTTGAAGAATTTATAGATGTTCAAGAAAGTTATAAAAGCTATATTTGTATTAATGAAGATGTACATAGATTGTTTCACAAAGAATATGGATATGGTAATAATACAGAAGAACAATGGAGTGAATTTGTAAATAAACATTATAAGTAATAAAGTTATAAAACACACGATAAGAAGTTGCGATTCTTATTAAAAAACCAGAATACTGTTGTGCAAGACCCCGTAAAAGTGGGTAATGCATTTAAGACAAAATTTTTGAATTGTCTTTATGTACAGAAATGTGCATAAAATACACATCTAAAACCAGTAAAACCTAAAGCCTTATCACTACAATGCGGATGAAATATGCTGGCATGAATGTAACGAAAGTAAAACAACGATAAGGATTTCATATGGCCAAAAGCCTAAGTGGAGTAACAATGGTAGCTTGGTCGCAAAGTCCCGAATAGGGATGTGTCAAACGACTAGTAAGACCTATATTTATATAGGCATAGGATAGCAAGCTTATGGCTATTCGAAAAGGTGTGCTCCTACCCTACTTCGTTTGTAGGAAGGATGAAGAAATAGTCTACTCTCATATGAAAGTATGAGTATTATTGTAATTTTTATTGATTTTTTAGTTTTATAATTAATAAAGTTATAATAATAACATCAACTTGCGATTGATGGTAATAATCGGAATTTCAATGCGCATAAGAGGCGCAACGACGGAGCTGGAAGAAGCTGGAGAGTCAACCGATGGCATGGCCGAATCCACAGCTAAACTTCAAGAAGAAATTATGGCGCTGACTGGCATTGATATAATGATAGACGATAAAAACTTTAAATCAACTTTCCAGTTTATGGATGAATTATCTGATAGATGGGAAGACCTCAGCGACATAGCTCAGGCCAGCGTGATAGAATTAGTAGCCGGAAAACACCAGGGCAACGTATTTGCTAGTATCATGGAAAATTTTGACATAGCCAGAAATGCACTCAAAACATCTGAAGAGGATTCTGCTGGTTCAGCAATGAAGGAACACGCAAAGTGGAGCGAATCTTTGGAGGCAAGGTTAAAAAAATTACAGGCGGCATGGCAAAGTTTGTCTCAATCATTTTTAAAGTCCGACTTTTTAAAAGCAGGTATCGAGCTTATTAAAGGACTAACAAATGCTTTAGATGGTTTAGTACAAACATTTGGCGGTTTTGGTACAATAGGGATTGGTGTTGCTGGCGGTGCAATCTTTAAATATTTAACATCTGATGCAGAAAAAACGAAGAAAACATTAAATGATGTGGTTGATGCAATAAATGATTTAGGCAACATTAGTAATGCTGCAACCGAAGGTACAGAAGCATTGGCAAACATGGCGTCTTCCGCTACCGAAGTTGTAGAAAGTACAACTAATGTAGCTTCGGCAGCTACCGAAGGTGCTGAATCGGTAGCGAACTTGGCATCTACAACAACAGAAGGCGCTGAAGCTATTGTTAATGTTACTTCGGCTGCTACTGAAGGTGCTGGTGCTATTAATAATGTTGGTGAAGCAGCTACTGGAGGAGCAAAAAGTTTTAAAGCATTTGCAAAATCTGCTTTTGGTATTACTACTGGCATTGCTTTAGCTATTGCTGCTATTGGATTAGCAATTAATGCGTATAAAAAATACAAAGAAGAACAAGCAGAACTTAGAAGAGAAACTATAGAAACAAGTAATACGTTTTTAGATTCTTCTAAATCGTTTGAACAGGCATATATTAAATATTCAGGAAAATCAAGTTTAACATCTGAAGAACAAGCAGAATTAAAAACTGCAATTCAGGGGACTGTTGATGCATTAGATAATAAGTCAAGTGCTTTACAAAATGTTGTAGATAGCAGTAGTGATTATCTTGCTTCTCTTAAAAAGATTGCTGATGAAGAAATAAAAGAAACAGAAAGAGCTGCTAAAGCCAAACGAGATGCGGCAGAAGAAGAATTAAAAGAAGCTGCCATTGGTTGGTCAAGCCTTGATGGTAGCGAAGTAGATATAAAAATATCCACTGGTCTTAATCCAAATTCTGCCGAAGAAGCAAAAATTGCAAAACAAATCGGGAAGAAATATTATACCGCTCTAGGTTCTGCTGGCAAAGAAGGCACAACTACGACAATGGGATTTAGACTTCCTGCAAATGCGGACACGGATGAAATTCTTAATTATTATTACACGCTGTTAGAATACCAAAAAGCGTTGCAAGATGCAGATTTGGGGAAAACAGATGCTTATAATAATGTAACTGCTGCTATTGAGGATATGTCTGAAGCAGTTGGCGTTTATACTGATGGAGTGTATGAAGCGGCAAAAGCTCAGTATCAATTAGATAATGATATTCCGACAACAGTTGAAGATTATCTTAAAATGCGAGAAAGTATTCTTAATACAGTCGGCGGTTCAATTGATACAAGAAAGACAATAGCTGGCACATTAGATTCTGAATATGGCGATGTATTTGATTTAACTACTGTTGAAGCACAAGCTAGAAAACTTGTTGGTGTGCTTGATGAGTATGGTGATAAAGAAGTAGGGAAAATGGAACTATTTCTCAATATGCGAACAGCAGTTAATAATGGTGAATGTACTGTTGGTGAATATGTATCTCAATTTGATGATATTAATAAGATGATAGAAGATTGGGATGATAAGTCAAAAGAAGAATTTAATTTGGCTTTTGGAATCGATACTGATACAGTAAAACAACAATATGATGAACTTCTTGGCGATATATCGAAATCAATTGGAGAAACAGAAGCTAAAAATCTTTTAGACGGTTTGACTGCGGATGAACTTTCTGCGACTATTCGTCTCAAGGAAGAAATAGATTGGGATAATACCAGTATTAAAGATATTAAAAAACAAATTGAAAAAGAGGCTGAATTAGTATCTGCATTGAACTTCACTATAAGTATGGATGTTGAAACTGAGAATCTTGAGAAGTTAAATACAGCCATGGCAGAATCTGTATCTGGAGCTGGCCTGTCATCTGAGGCTATTTCTGCTTTAAAAGCTCGTTATTCAGAACTTACGTCTCATGGTTATGACCTCTCTGCTATGTTCGAAGAAACAGCTAATGGTATACATCTTAATAGGGCATCTGTCAGCGAATTTGAACAAGCTCTTGCTCAACAAAAATTATCTGAAACAAAAAGCCATTTAGATACATTGAAAAGTACGTATGATGAACTTGGCGAAAAAATAAAGAATTGCAATGATGCTGAAGAAAGAGCAAGTTTATATACTCAGCAACAAGAAATTGCACAGAAGATAAATGATTTAGGGACGTTAGCTTCTCAATATGAAGGTTTAGCGTCTGCTTATAATGCTTGGCAAAATGCAGAATCTTCTGGCAACGAAAGAGATATGTATGAGAGTATCATTGAAGGCTTTGAAACAATTGAAGATGAAATATCTCGTGGTTGGTATGACGATAGCACGATAAAGTTTCTTGAACTTATGACTGGGCAAACCGATTTGGCCTCTAAATCGGCTTCCGAATTAAAAGAAATTTGGAATAGTTTAGATGATACAATTAAAGGCACAAGTTATAGCGTAAAAGATTTCTTTACTACTGATGAAGACGGTAATTCCACGAGTACAGGTGCTTACAACTTTTTAAGAGCTGTTGAAGAGCTTGGTAAAAATGGCGGTTTAAAGGCTCTTAAAGGTCAAAATATTGAAAAACTTGTAGAACGTAACAGCGAAGGTAAAATTATTGGATTTGATTTCAATGTTGTTGGCGGAGATAAGGCTGTTGCTGATGCGTTGGGTGTCGGTGAAGAAATGGTTCAAATAATTCAACGGGCTTTGGATGACGCTGGATTTGTTGTTACATTGGACGGAAGTTGGACGCAATATGCTGATTTAGCAGAAGAAGCAGAAGTAGCAAGTCAGTCAATAAAGAAGTTAGCACAGTCTAACAAGGAATTGAAAAAAGCTGGATTTGATGAATATGATTTTAACTTCAATGTTTCATCTATTGATGAAGCAAATGAACAATTAGATAAAGCAAAAGAGCTTTTAAATAGTGACGCATTTAAAAATAAGAAAACTGGCAAATTTGACATAAATGCCGATGGTGCTAAAGATGCATTGAAGATTGCTGAGACTTTAACAATTAAAAAAAATCAGCTTGAAGAACCAGCTTATATGTCTGTTGATGCAACAAAATTAGAAAAAGAGCTTCAAAAGCCTGTAGAGCTATTGCAAGATTTTGAGAATTTAACTCAAGAAAAAGATTTACTTAATTTAACCGGAACTGACACAAAAAGACTAAGTGAAATAGACACTGAGTTAGACAACATTGTCAATAGTCTTTCAAACCTTAATGAAGACACCAAGGTAAAACTTGGCATTGACGGGATGACTCCAGATGAAATTCGAGAAGAATTAGAAAATGGTACAATTGAAATTCCAGCCGAAATGACAATTGAAGCCAATATGGATAAAAGTCTCGAAGACTTAGTAACTCTTGGATTGCTCGAACAAGGTCTTATTACTAAAAAAGAAGCTAAACTTAGACTAGATATAGAAATTGAAGCAAATGATTTAGATGAAGAGTTAAGTAAAGCTTTAAAAGAATCTGGACTTAAAGGTGATAAGTTAAAATCATCTTATAAGATTGCCGCTGAAAATGAAGATTGGTTAAAGAAGTATGATGTTAATGACCAAGTGGCCATGGTTAAATTTCTTGTTGATAACAAAGAAGTTAATGAATATAGTCCAGAAGATAAAGAAGCAGTTGCTAAATATGAACTTGACGGGAAGAGTATAGATGAGTTAAATGAAAAACTTAGCAGTATAAAGGGGCTTTCCGAAGACGATAAAGAAATCGTCGTTAAAGCCACAGCTAAATTTAACCAAGATGGCAACATAGAAAATTTGTTGTCCAGTATTAACGCAATAGAAGATGAAGAGATTAGAAAGCAAGTGTTTGTTGAACTTGTTGAAAATGGTGATTTTGATGAACTTCTAAATGGCTTAAATAAAGATGAACAAAAAGTTGTTATTAAAGCCGTAACAGAAGGTACTGGCGATGTAAAATCTTTAAATGAAATTATTGATAAATTGCCAGAAGATGTACAACCAGAAATTCGTGCATTAGTTGGTGACTCTATGGATGATGTTGCCGAACTCGATGGCGAGCTTGTCAAAATGTCGAGTGCTAAGTATAAACTTAGAGTAGACTATGATATGGACAAAGACTTTGTTGATAGCTTGACAAAAGACCAACGAAAAGTTGCAGTTAAATTTATTGCTGAAAATGAAGATTGGTTGAAAAATTATAAAGTCGAAGATAAAGAAGCGATTGTTCAGTTTTTTGTTGAAGATAAAGATGTTCAGAATTATACACCAGAACAAAAAGAAGCACTTGCTAAGTATATAGCAGATGGTGGTAATTTAGAAGGTTGGAATGCACCAACAAAAGAATCGTTCGTCCAATATCTTGTTGATGGTGGAGATGTTAGTAGTTGGACACCGGAAACAAAAGAAGCGTTTGCCAAATATATAGCAGAACATGGAGCAGTTGATTCTTGGACACCTGAGCAGAAAGAAGCGTTAGCTAAATATTTCAAAGAAACTAGCGAACCAGACAATTATAAAATGCAACCAAAAGAAGGCACGGCAACTTATAAGAAAGATGTTAGTGATGTTACTGGTTGGACGCCTCCTAAAAAAGAAGGTTCTGTGTATTATAGAATTGCTGGTGTTATAGGTAATATTAAAGATAAAATTGCTAATCTGTTTGGTGTTGCAAATGGAACGGCAAACATAAACGGTACTGCATATGTTAATGGGTCGTCAGGAAAAGCATTCAAAAAAGGAAATTGGGGAATAAATAATTCTGGTACTGCATTAGTTGGTGAGTTAGGTCAAGAGACACTTGTAAGAGACGGACGGTTTTATACTATTGGGGATACTGGCGCTGAATTTATCAAATACAAAAAAGGTGATATAATCTTCAATCACAAACAAACAGAAGAATTGTTTAAAAATGGAAAAGTTGTTTCTGGTAGTGGTCGTGGAAAAGCATTAGTTAGCGGTACTGCATTTTCAAGTGGTTCTGGTGGAGGTGAAGAGCCAAAAGTTAAAAGTTATACCGTTGGTTCAAAGAAATCTTCAAAGAAGTCTTCAAAGAAGTCTTCAAAGAAGTCTTCTAAAAAATCTTCTTCCAAAAAGAGTTCTTCTTCTAAGAAGTCATCTAAAAAATCATCTTCGTCTAAAGATTTTGAGGAAACTTTAGACTTTATTGAAATCAAAATTGACCGTATAGAACGTGCTATTGACCAGCTCGACAAAACAGCTAATAATGTTTATAAATCTTGGTCAACAAGAAACAAATCTCTTGCTAGTGAAATTGGCAAGGTAAAAGATGAAATTAATATTCAACAATCTGCATATACAAGATATATGAAAGAAGCCAATTCAGTTGGCCTCTCTTCTTCCTGGGCAAAAAAAGTTCGTAATGGTTCAATTGATATTAAAACCATTAAAGATGAAAAACTTGCTGATAAAGTAAAAAAATACCAGGAATATTATGAAGCGGCACTTGACTGCAAGAAAGCCATTGAAGAATTAAAAGAAACAGAATCTTCCCTTTACGCACAGAGAGTTGAAAACGCAAGCAAAAAATATGAAGGTGTTCTTGGAGTTATTGGGCATAAAAAGAGTATGTTGGAAGAATACATTTCTCAATCAGAAGCTCAATCATGGCTGGTTAGTGCAAGATATTATAATGCTCTTATGAAAAATGAGCAGAGTAACATTGCACAGCTTAAAAAACAAAAGGCTTCTATGCTTGCTGAATTCGGAGCCGCAATGAAAAGCGGAACCATAGAAAAATACTCTGAAAAGTGGTATGAAATAGTAAATTCAATTGATGAAGTAACTTTAGCTATTACTGAAAGTGAAACTCAATTACTTTCTTATCGGCAGACATTAGAACAATTGAGCTGGGAAACTTTTGATTTACTTCAAGAAAAAATCTCTTCTGTTGCAGATGAAACAAGTTTCTTAATTGACCTTATGGATAATAAAAAACTCAATAATGATAATGGTCAATTAACTAATGAAGGATTGGCAACATTGGGTTTACATGGTGTTGCATACAATACGAATATGTATCAAGCCGATTTGGCTGCAAAAGAGGCAAAAAAGCTTAAAGCCCAATTAAAGTCTGACCCATATGATACTGAACTTGAAAAGCGTTACAGAGAAATGCTTTCTTTACAGAGAGAGTATATATCGAATGCTGAGGATGAAAAAGATGCTATAAAAGATTTAGTAGAAAACGGTATTGAGTTAGAACTTGATGCATTAGATGAAAGAATAAATAAGTATGAAGAAGCACTTGGTAGTCAAAAAGATTGAAAAATTTATATAACAATATAAATTAACAGTCCGCTATATTCCGAAAGGATATAGTGTATCGCTTTGAATTGCTGGAAAATCCTTAGAGCTATTCTACTACAACGTGAGTCGTAAGATTGAGCGTGAATGTTTAAAAAATGGATAGATTGGACAATCAGCAGCCAAGTTTCTATTAAAATTATATTGACAATACATTATTACTGTGATATAATAATAGAAAAAGGTTCAACGACCATGAGTTGAAATACTCATAGATGGAAGTCCATCGAAGTGGAGCGCATCTAAACTTATAATTTTGTAGTTTTATAATTAATAAGGTTATAAGCATGATGAATGATATGGTCTGCACTCTATTGAAAGATAGAGAAAATTTACTTTGAATAAATAAAAGTAAAATCTATATGGATGTAACGAATCCTATATAAATAAAAATTGTTTAATAAATAAGTTATAAGAAATAAATATATAAATTTAAAAAGTGAGGTGAGAAGATGAGGAAGAAAACGCATGAAGAATATGTTGCAGAATTAGCGATTAAGAATCCAACTGTCGAAGTTATTGGACGGTATAATGGTGCGAAAAATAAAATAGAACATCGTTGTTTAATACACGATGTTTATTGGAATATGAATCCTACGGATGCACTAAAGGGTAGCGGATGCGAATTGTGTAGAAGAGAAAAGATTCATAATTATCATTGCAAGACAACCGAACAATATATCGAAGAACTTTATAAAGTTAATCCAAATGTTATTGTTAAAGAGCAATATATTGATTCGCATACTCCTATTTTACATAAATGTTTAATACACGATATAGAATGGAAAGTGTCCCCAACAGATGCACTGCGAGGAAGTGGTTGTACAAATTGTAAAAGCGATAAAATTAAAAATAAACTTTCTAAAACACATGAACAATATGTGAGAGAATTAAAAGAAAAGAACCCAAATATTATTCCAATTGAAAAATACAAAGGTGCAAATATAAAAATATTACATAAATGTTTAGTTGACGGTTATGAGTGGTATGCTGCTCCAAGTAATATGCTTAGTGGTTATAGTTGTCCAAAATGTAGTCGGAGATTTAGGAGGACGCACGATGATTATGTGAGGGAAGTCTCTAAAAACAATCCAAGTATTGAAGTTGTTGGTACATTTGTCGGTATGCAAATTCCTGTTTTGCATAAGTGTAAAATTCATAATATAGAATGGATGGCGTACCCAGATTATATATTAAAAGGATGCGGTTGTTCCAAATGTGGTAATGAGAAAGTAAGAGAAAAACTTTCTAAAACACATGAACAATATGCGAAAGAATTGAAAGAAAAGAACCCAGATATTGAAGTTGTTGGTATTTATTCCGGGTCTTTTACGCCAATATTACATAAATGTCTAATTGACGGTTATGAGTGGTATGCCACCCCAGCCAATATTCTTTTCGGTAATGGGTGTCCACAATGTAATGAAAGTTTTGGCGAAAGACAAGTTAGACAATGGTTGGAAAAATATAATATTAATTATATATTTCAATATAAATTTAAAGATTGTCGTAATATTAATCCGCTTCCATTTGATTTTTATTTACCAAATTATAATATTTGTATTGAATATCAAGGAGAACAACATTATAGACCAGTTGAATATTTCGGCGGTGAAGAAAAATTCAAAACTCAACAAAAACACGACAATATAAAAAGAAAATATTGTCATGATAATAATATAAAATTATTAGAAATTCCTTATTGGGTTAATATTGAAGAAAAATTAAACAAATTTTTATTTATTTAATATAGTAACATTCTGGTTATATGACTATCAGAAAAAAGTAAAAAGTTCTATTGAAGAAATTGCTAGTTTAGAGAAGCAAAGAGCCGCATATTTAAATGATACTTCTGAAGAAAGCAAGGCAAAATTACAGCAAATAGAACTATCCCTTAAAGATGCAAAAGACGAACTTAAAGAAACCGAATATGATAAATTGGTTGACGATACCGAGCAAATATTATCAGACCTTTATGATGAATATGAAGAAACATTAAATAAACGGCTTGATAATATTGACTATCTTGTATCTCAAATGATAGACAAAATTAATTCTAATTCATCTGTAATTGGAAACACAATTCGTGAATCTGCGAAAAATGTTGGATATTCATTGTCAAATCAAATGAAAGAAATTTGGGATAAAAATTCGTCAAGTATAAATAATGTAGTTGAAACGTATGGAAAAAATTTTACAAGTCTTCATACTACAACTAATAGTGCATTATCTGCTATAAATGTTAATTTGCAGAATATAATTGCGCAGCTGAATTCAAAAGCAGCAACAAATGTAAGTTCTGCAAACAAATCTTCTGTTGCTGATTCTAAAAAAAAGAAAGTAAAAGAAGAGAAAAAGAAACCTACAACTAAGAAAGACACTAAGAAAACTACTACTAAAAAGACTATTAAAGTTGGTGGCAAGATTAATGCTGGTAGCGCTAAGATTTACGATTATGCTGGCGATAAATCTGGAGAAAGACAGTATTATAGAAACGACCCAATTTATAAAGTTCTTAAAATTAATGGTAACTGGTTGCAGGTTAGATATCACAAACTTAGCAAAGGAATAACAGGCTGGTTTAAGAAAGGCGATGTTAAAGCTTATGCAACAGGCAAGAAGAATATTGCAAATTCAGAATTGGCTTGGACACAAGAAAATGGTAAAGAATTTATTGTTAGACCTTCTGATGGTGCAATCCTCACTCCTGTTGCGAAAGGTGACAGTGTATTAAATGCTAATGCAAGCGGTAACATTTGGGATATGGCAAACTCCCCTGCTGAATTTATTAAAGACAACTTAAATCTTAAGAACACTGACGTTCCTAATAATTCTACTGTTCGGAATAATTATACTCAGCATTTAGATAAAGTTGTGTTTAGTCTCCCTAATGTTAAGAATTATGAACAACTTCTTGCACAAATGCAAAAGGATAAGAATTTTGAAAATCTTGTTCTTTCAATGAGTGTTGATAGACTTGCTGGGGGAAGTTCTTTGGCAAAGAAAAAATCAATTAGATAACTATTTTATAGGGAGAGATAGAATAATCCTATCTCTCCCCTTCTATTAAAAGGAATGAATGATGAATGATGAAGAGCGAAAAGAAAAAATTAGATTTTCAACAAAAAATAATTACTAGGCAATCTAAACAAATTGAATTGCTGAAATCACAGATTGAATATTTAAAACAAAAATGTCAAGAAAAAGATGATGTAATTAATTCTGTTCAGTCTATAAGAGAAGAATTAGTCGAAAATGCAAAAGAACATCGACGTCTTAAAAATGAATATAAGGAATTGGTTGATGAATTAAAACAAATGAAAAAGATAATTGACGTTAATGTCTATAAAGGACGATGGAAGATTGCAAAATTTCTTATCAAATAATGAAATATAAGTTAGAAAGTGGGTGATGAAATAGAATGAAGGCATTTGATTTTTCTTATGATGGTAAGAATCTTAGTGATTTTGGATTTATCATATGTAATTTTGGGGACAAAGGACTTGACACGGTAAGTAATGGAAGTCAAATCACATTTAATACGGTTTCGACTTTAGGTGGAGCAAAATATGAGCTTACTAGTGCTGTATACGAAGATTGCTTAGAGGCTACTATACAAATTTGCAAATGTTCATGTTCTACAGATATACAAAAAATATCTCCTGTTGAACATAGGGAAATTATGAGATGGTTAAGTAGAAAAAAATTCTTAAAGTTTAAGATTTTAGATGAAGAACATATCGACCTTTATTATGAAGCGAAAATTAACGCAAGTAGAATCGAAATCGATGGTAGACTTTATGGATTTGAATTAGCAATAGAAACAAATACTCCTTTCGCTCTCAAAGAACCGACAATTATTAATATCAAAAATATTGAACAGAATGGCAAGCATTATATAAATGATGTTTCTCATGAGGAAGGCTACATTTATCCGTACACAGAAATTACTGTCACAAGTGACGGAGATTTAAATATATATAATGCTATTGAAGATAGAAATACTTATATTGCCAATTGTGTTGCTGGTGAAATTATCACTATGGATTATCCCATTATTAAATCTTCTATTTCATCTCATAATATACAAAATGATTTCAATTGGAATTTTTTCAGAGTGGCAAATACTCTTGGTAACAGTAGAAATAATTTAACTATTTCTATTCCTTGTTCTATTACAATTAAATATTCACCAATTGTTAAAGTCGGTCTGTAAGGTGGTGCGGATATGGCTATTAATATTAAATTTGATTTAACAGGAAATCCAGAACCACCTACTATAATCTTAGCAAATAGAAACGGAAACAAATTAGGGCAACTAAAAGTTAATGAAGATAGTATTAATTTAAATGATAAATTTAATGATATTTCCGAAATTTCTTTTACAATAAATAAATATATAGATGATAGGCTTACTCCTTTATGGGGAAAAGTTGTTGATTTTAAACTTATTTATTGCAAAGAATGGGATTGTTGGTTTGAAATTGGCGTCGAACTTGACGAAGAAACAGAAACTGTCAAAACGGTGTTTGGAACTCAATTAGGCCAAGCAGAATTGTCTCAAATTATGCTTTACGATGTTGAAATCAACACAGAAGAAGATATTGAACGAAGTGATTATATTTTACCTACTGTTTTGTACAGAAGGAATGGCGAATTAAATGATGGTATTACAAAAGAAGAAGCGGATAAATTAGATAAACTTGGGAAAACAGTTCCGTATAAGGATTATAAAAGTGCTTCGTTATTACATAGATTATTAAACGATAAAGCACCACATTATTCTATTGATTACGTCTCCCCCACTATTTCAAAAATTCAAAGAAGCTTTTCTTTTGATGATGATTCTATTTATGATTCATTTCAAGAAGTTGCAGAAGAAATTGGATGTTTATTTATATTCAATTCTGGTTCAGATAAAAATGGTAAACCTGAAAGAACAATATCAGTTTATGACTTACAACAAAACTGTAATGATTGTGGATATAGAGGCGAATATACTGACAAATGCCCTAAATGTGGAAGTATAAACATAACAAATGGATATGGTGATGATACTTTAATTTTTGTTACTTCTGATGATTTGGCATCTGATGGTATTCAATTAAAAACAGATACGGACGCTGTTAAGAATTGTTTTAAGCTTGAAGCTGGAGACGATTTGATGACAGCGACTGTTCGGAATTGCAACCCTAATGGAACAGATTATATTTGGTATTTTTCTAATGATATTAAAGAAGATATGCCAACTGAATTAGTTGAAAAACTAGATTCTTATAATGAAATATATAAGCAATATTACAATGAATATGTTTTAAATATAGATGGTAATTTGCTTAACGATTATAATTCTCTTGTAGATAAATATTCTGTTTATAATAAGAATTTACAAAAAATAGATACTCCAATTAAAGGGTATTCTTCTTTGATGAACGCTTATTATAATACTATTGATTTAGTTTTATATCTTGAATCTGGTCTTATGCCTAGTGTTGAAATGAGCGAAACAAACGCTAAAGAACAGATTGCCTTATTAACTACCTCTTCTCTATCTCCAGTTGCTGTTTCTAATGTAACTATCGCTTCTTTATCGACAATTGACAGTGCTGTTTTAGCAATGGCTAAAACCATTATTAAATCAACATATAAGATAGAAATAGGAACATCTGAAATAATAAAAAATGGCGACAATAAAAATTGGAAAGGCAATTTTGTTATTACAAATTATTCTGACGAAGAAGATACAGCTACTAGTAATGCTATTACTATAGAAGTAAATGATGACTTAGAAACATTTGTTAAACAAAAAATAGAAAAAGAGTTAAATAAAGAAGAAGCTGAAGATTATAGTATTTCTGAATTGTTCAAGAAAGAATACGCAGATTTTTGCACAGAATTAAGAAAATATTCATTAAATTACTTATCTAATTTTCATGAATCGTGTCAGTCTTGTATCGATATTTTAATAGAACAAGGCGTTGGAAATAATAGTACGTGGAGCGATACTGAAGCGGGTTCTGAAGGTAATTTATATGAGAAGTTATATGTGCCATACTATAATAAATTAGTTGCTATAGATGCTGAGATGAGAACAAGAGAAGATGAGATTAATATTATATCTGGTGTATGTGATGTTGATGGAAATATAGTAACAAAAGGATTACAAACATATATCGAAGATGGTAGAATTCAAATTCAAAATGCTCTTGACTTTAAAAAATATTTAGGTGAAGAATTATGGTTAGAATTCTGTTCTTATCGTAGAGAAGATAAATATTCGAATGATAATTATATTTCTGATGGTTTGAATAATGCAGAATTATTTAAAAAAGCTTTGGAATTTTTTGAGGTTGCAGAGAAAGAGATTTATAAATCTTCTGAATTACAGCATTCAATTTCAACCAGCTTAAATAATTTATTGGCTATTCCTAAGTTTAAGCCATTAGTTGAATCTTTTAAAGTTGGCAATTGGATACGGATTCAAGTAGATGACAGAATATATAAATTAAGATTGTTAGAGTATGAAATTGATTTTGGTGATTTTAATAACATTTCTGTTGATTTTTCAGACGTTACTAAAGTAAAGAATGGTATAACAGATGTTAAAAGTGTTTTATCCCAGGCGTCTTCTATGGCAACTTCTTATAGTTCTGTACAAAGGCAAGCAAGTCAAGGAGAAAAAAGTAATACTACTTTAAACAGTTGGGTTGATAATGGTTTAAATGCGACAAATACTAAAATTATTGGTACTGAGAATCAAAATCAGGTATGGGATAAAAATGGTATTTTATGTAGAGAATATGACCCAATTACAGATACCTATAGCGATGAACAATTAAAAATAATTAATTCTACAATTGCTATTACAAATGATAATTGGAAAAGTACAAAAACTGCAATTGGTAAATATTATTACATTGACCCAGTTACTAATGAATTAAAGTGTACATACGGCGTTAATGGTGAAACAATAGTAGGTAAATTATTTGTAGGTGAAAATTTGCTTATCTCTAATGATAAAGGGAACCTGGAGTTTAATAATGAAGGGTTTGTTGTGACAGGTGATAAAAGCACTGTTGTAATTAGTCCTAATAACTCTTCTGTATTTGCAATAAAAAATTCAGATAATAATTATATACTTCATATTAACGATGAAGGGAATTTGGTTGTTACAGGTGATATTATTGCAACAAGTTTAAAAATGGAAGATGGCAGTATAGTTGAAGGTATAAATGTTGGTGACATTAAAGGTCTATCATCTGTAGCCATTTCTGGCTCTTATAATGATTTAAAAGACAAACCTACTAAATTAAGTGATTTTGAAAATGATAAACTGTTTATTACAAAGGATGTCAACAATCTAACAAATTATTATAAAAAAAAAGAAACAGACAATTTATTAAACTCTAAGGTCAATTCAGATAGTTTAGCAACTGTCGCTACTACTGGTTCTTACAATGATTTGAAAGATAAACCTGTGAAGTTAAGTGATTTTGAAAATGATGAATTATTTGTCACTGATGATACCGATACATTGAAAAATTATTACAAGAAATCTGAAGTAGATAATTTATTAAATTCAAAAGTAAATACAGATAGCATTTCAACTGTTGCAGCAACAGGTTCTTATAATGATTTAGTAGATATAAGTGAATTAAAAAATTGGGTATTAGAACAAATACAATCGGCGATAAATTGATTGTTATACAAATAAAGTTATATTAAATTGTGTTTATAAAGGAGGATAAAATCATGAGCGTTTTAACTGGAATTCAAAATGCGTTATGTTTTGTTGTAGAAAATTGGACAGCAATTATTGTTATCTTTAGTTTGATAGTCGCAATTATCAAGAAGGTTATTTCTTTCTTTAATAAGTCGAAAGAAGAAAGAATTTCTATTGCCAAGAAACAAATTAGAGAAACAATGTTGAACCTGATAACTAATGTTGAATCTGATTATTCTGGATGGGTTAAAGCTGGTGCTATTAAACGGTCAAAAGTTATTAGCCAAATTTTTGATACATACCCCATCCTTTCAAAAATTGTAGACCAAGATGGATTTATTAATTGGATTGATGATGTGATTGACGAGTCTTTAGATACTATGAATGAAATTTTTGAAGAGCAGCCTGCAAAAGAAGAACAGTCTGCTGAGTAAGTATAAATAACTTGAATTAAGGAGTGATTATATGTCTGTTAATTGTATTGACGTGTCCTCTTATCAAGGGGTTGTTAATTGGAGTAAAGTAAAATCATCTGGTGTTAAATATGCTATTCTGCGCTCTGTAACAAAAGACCTGAAAACAGATACATCATTTGAATATAATTATAAAAATGCAAAAGCATCAGGCTTGCAGGTTGGAGTTTATTTGTATAGCTATGCAACAAATGCTTCTTATGCAAAAAAAGAAGCAAATGCTTTGATTAAATTATTGAACGGTAGAAAACTCGATTTGCCTGTTTTTTATGATTTGGAATCTTCGTATTTAGTAAAAGCAAGCAAGTCTACTGTTCAAAGTATTACAAAGGCATTTAAAACAATTGTAGAAGCTGCTGGCTATTCTTTTGGGATTTATTGTGGCGAAAGCTTTTGTAATACTAATTTTAGTGGTTTTGATTCTGGTTGTGGGTTCTGGATTGCACATTATGGCAAAAATGATGGTATTCAGCATAGAGTTCCCGAAATTTCTCACCATTTGTGTGGCCATCAATTTTCAAGTAAAGGGAAAATTAGCGGCATTTCTGGATATGTAGATATTAGTAATTGGTATGGCATTAAAAAGGAAACTGTAAAGCAAGATGCAAATGTAACGTTGAATAAGACCTCTAAATGGGTTGGATATGTTACTGCGAATCAATTAAATGTCAGAACTTGGGCTGGTGTAGAAAACAAAACAGTTTCATTTAGTCCATTGCCTAATGGTACTAAAGTTGATGTATGCGACACTGTAAAAACAGAAGATGGGAAATATTGGTATTATATTAAGTACAAGGATAAATATGGTTTTGTTAGCTCGACTTATATTTCTCATACACAAAAAAAAGAAGAAAATGTTATTAATTATTTAAGTGTATCTTCTAAGTGGATGAAGACCATTTATGACAAAGTGGTGTCCCTTGCTTGTGCCCATAAATCTTCTGCAAAAACATATGATGAAATGATTACGAAGAAAGCAACTACTTGTGGAAGAACTGCGAGTTTCGTGCTTCAGAAAGTTGGTATTTTAAAATCCGGGAAACTTATTAGTCATACTGATGCTATTGGTGGTACTGCAAGTAAAATCTTGAAGAATAAAAATACAATTGCAAAGTCTATGACTGGTTATTCAAACTTGGATTTGAAGAAATGCGACGTTGTTTATATTGGAGCGAAGAATTTTAAAAGTGTACCTGATAAATATAAAGTTAGCGGCGTTGTATTCATTCAAGATTCTAATGTTTTTATGTGTGCTGGTAAAGTTAATGGAAAAATGACAAACCGTACTTGTAACAATGATACAAAAAAGCAGGTCAAAAAAGATTCTAAAGGTGTGTATCGTTATTATAACAACACTATGACTACTGGCTATACATTTAGCAGTCCAATCTTGGTTGCTATTATTCCTAAAAGTAAGTAATAAATATATAAATAATTAATATTTAATTGAGGTGCAATTATGACTGAAAATGAAGCAAGAAAAAAGGTTGTGTCTATTGCAAAACAATATATTGGGTGTAAAGAATCGGATGGTTCTCATAAGAAAATTATTGACGGATATAATGCAGTAAAGCCATTACCAAAAGGATATAAAGTGGGTTATAAAGATTCTTGGTGCGCTACATTTGTATCATTTGTTGGTATTAAAGCTGGATTTTCTGATATTATCCAAAGAGAATGTGGTTGTGAGAGAATGATTGCTCTTTATAAGAAACTTGGTAGATGGGTTGAAAATGATGCTTATACCCCCCAAATTGGTGATGTAATTTTTTATGATTGGGATGATTCTGGCAAAGGTGATGATACAGGATTCTCTGACCATGTTGGTATTGTTGTTTCTGTAAATGGAAACACTTTGAAGGTTATAGAAGGCAATAAAAATGATGCTGTTGGATATAGAAATATAAAAGTTAATGGTAAATATATTCGTGGATATGGTATCCCTGATTATGCAAGCAAGTCTGATTCTTCTGTTGTGGTAGACGAAAAAGCTGTTGATTCAGATATTAAAGTTGATAGTGCGAAATCTTTTTCTAAATCTTTAGCAGGCACATATAAAACAACTACCGACTTAAATATGAGAACTGGTGCTGGTACTTCTAAATCTGTTATAACTGTTATCCCTAAAAATAAAAATGTGACTTGTTACGGATATTACACTTATTTTAATGGCGCTAAATGGTGTTATGTAATTTATAAGGATAGCAATGGAATTAAGTATAACGGTTTTGTATCCGGTAACTATTTAAAGAAATAATTGACATTTGAGGTATCCCAATATGTAATGGGATACCTCGCCGTATTATGAAAGAGTTGGTGTATATGTGATGGATGATTTGAAACAATTAGTGCAGATAGATTGGTGGTACGTAGTTATTGCTGTATGTTTGCTATTGTTTTGTGTGAAAATTATTTGGACGTTGCTTGATTGGTTGTTGTTTGAAAAACTTGGAATTGAGACTAGAAAAATGAAGCAACATAAAGAGGAAAGTAAATTATTAAGGGATACTGCTGAATTAGCAAAAACAACTGCTGAAAATTTAGATAAGCTTGAAAAAAGGCGTACAGATGATGGACAAAATTTTAGAAGCAGTTTAAATGATTATATAGTAGAAAGCCGTCAAGACAGGAAAATATTGCATGATGAAATGATAAAATTTGAACAAAATAAAATTAGCGATAGAAATCAAAGTCTTGAAATTCAAAAGAAATTGACAGATTCTATTTCTGCTAGAGATGAACGAATTAACGTCTTAATTACTGCGAATAAAGAATTATTAGCAGAGAAAATAAATGAAAAATATAAATATTATATTAGTATTAAAGGTATTCCAGAGGACGAATATGATGAATTTGTGTCGCTGCATAGTGCATATAAAGATGTCGGTGGAAATCATAATGGAGACGCTAAGTTTCAATATTGTATCAAACATCTTCCAGTAATTCCAGTTGAATCGAAACTAATATATAAAGATAGTGACAAGGTGGTGATTTAATGGCCATACAATCTATTATAAATATGAATGTTGATTTTTATGATAAAGAATATATTTTAATCAATGCTAAACAATATGATGATAAATCAAGATGGATTTCTGTTACTTGTTATAATCAAGGAGAATTACTTGGACTCAATTCGAATGAGCATACTGCATATGTTAGATATAAAAAAGCCGATGGTTATGGTGTTTTAAATACTTGCAGAATAGACAGCAAAGGTAGAATTTTAGTTGAATTAACTGAACAAATGCTTGCTGCTGTTGGTGTTTGTTATGTAGATTTAATAATTGTTAATAAAGGAAAAGCAATAATTAATATTGATACAGGTGAAATTATTACTGTTGACAGCTCCCCTATTATATCTACAATGGCGTTTTGTATAAATGTATATGAATCAGCAGTTGATAATTCTTTGATTGAATCTTCATATGAATTTAATGTGCTTAATGAAAAGCTGCAAAAAATAGACGCTGATTATACAGAAGTAATACAGTTAGCAAAATCTTATGCTGTTGGTGACGCTAATAATATAAGAGAAAATGAGAATTATGATAATTCAAAATATTGGTCTGAACAGGCACACGATAGCGCAAACAGCGCAAATGCAAGCGAATCAAAAGCGTTGGCCAGCGAACAGGCTGCTTTAGCGAGTGAAAATGCTTGTAAAGATTATGCGTCTCAGAGTGCTGCTTCTGCAACAGCAAGTGCCAATTCCGCTTCTGAAAGCGCAACGTCTGCTTCTAACAGTGCCGCCTCTGCTACTGAGGCTAAGAATAGTATGAATTCTGCATCAGCGAGTGCAACTGCGGCTTCTAACAGTGAAACAAATGCAAATGCAAGTGCGGAATCTGCATCTAATAGTGCTGCATCTGCAACAAGAAGTGCAGAAGTTGCGACTGAAAAAGAAAGAAGTGTATTAACAACAGCAGCTGATGTAAATAATAAAGCTGATACCGTTTCTGATTTGGCAGAAATTGCAAGTAATAGTGCCACCTCCGCTTCTGCAAGTGCTACCTCTGCATCCGAAAGTGCCACAAGCGCTTCTAATAGTGCAACTTCTGCATCTACAAGTGAAAACAACTCAAAAAGCTATGCTGCAACTGCGAAAAGCAGTATGGATTCTGCTGTTAATAGTGCTACAAGTGCAACGAATAGCGCATCGGAAGCTTATGGTTATTATCTCCAGTTAGAGGAAATAACATTTAATTTAAACGGTGCTTTTATACCAAGAGGTACTGTTGCGTTTTCTGAATTAGCTACATTATTAGCTAATGGAGAAGTAGAAGCTGGGTATTTATATAATATTAGTAATGATTTTACAACGGATGCGACATTTAAAAAAGGCGCTGGCACTCTATGTGCAGCTGGCACTAATGTCTATCGTACTTCTGATGGGTATTGGGATTGTTTAGTTGGCACAACAGTTCCAAGTGTTATTGTCAATGGCGTAAAAGGGAACAACGAAATTGAATATAGACAAGGATATGTGAATATTACTCCAGAAAATATAGGTTCTATTCCATCTAGTAATATAGCTTCTGTTGATGAGATAAAAACTTATTTAGGAATTTAAATGGAGGTGGTATAAGTGTATACAATTATTGTGAGCGACGATAACTCTCTCTATGGTTCTTGTAAGGAACGTATTATGCAAAGAGAGAAATTATTTAACAAATTGTGGATTTTAGTCCCGCAATATTACAATGGATACGATATGTCTCAATGTACTGTTTTGATGCGTTATCTGTTGCCTATTAGTAAAGAATTTAGGACAGAAACATTGGTGTTATCAGATGAAAAATATGAAGAATATTTAAAATATGTTCTCCCAATAGATACTGATTTAAGTAAAGAGTATGGAGATATTGAACTAAACCTTACATTTACAATGCTAGATATTGATGATAGCGAAAATATAATTCAGCGTGTAAGAAAAACTGAAAATCATGTTTTACATATCACAAAACTTCCTGATTGGGATAGCATCATACCAGATAATGCTTTGTTAGCTCTCGACCAGAGAATCCTGAAACAAGATGCTCAGATTAAAGCATTAACCGACTTGGCAAATACAATTGATAGTAATCAGGTAGACAATCTTGTTTATGATGCAAAAGAGGATATATTACAACTTCATGCAAAAGGTATTGGTGTTGGCAATAAGGTTTCTGTTAAGGAAATGTTGGAAGATGGAACACCAGTGGTTGACTTAGATTCTACTTCTGGTGGCAATCCTGGGGCAGATGACGATAATAAACAGAGTTGTCAATGCGACGATGATGTTGTGGAATTTTAAATTTGAATATGAGAGGATGTTAAGCTCATCCTCTTTTTATAGGAAGGAGGAAATTTATGAGTTTATCATTTGAAGATTCTCTTAAGAATAATATAGTAACGGTTGCCAATGATGCTAACCTTATGAAAGCTACAGCTTTGACACAAAGCGAAGATTATGAAATCTTTTCTTATGCTAGTAATGAAAACTGGCAAAGACATACGGGTTATGTATATTATTCTTCTTTTTCTGACGATAATATTTCTACCATTAATGATAGTAAAGATATTAATTTAAATAGTAAGCAATTTAATATAACTCAAGAAGAAAATTCTCAGTATATACCATTTGAAATGCCAAGATATTATGATGGATTTGACTTAGTTAGTACAGTTATTTCCATTCATTATCAAACAAAAGGCGGAAGACATGGAGCGTCTAAACCTGTTAACGTGGTTTTTAATGACGAAAAAATTAGATTCGGATGGTTAGTTGATGCAGGAGCTACAATTGATGCAGGAACACTTGAATTTGAGATTCACGCTTATGGCACTGTAACTGGGAATGATGGAGTTTCTAAAAGTTATACTTGGAAAACTAAAAGTAATAAAAATTTGAATGTACTTCAATCTTTATGTGATTGTGAAGATGTGATTAACAATATAGATGATAGTTGGTTGCAAGAACTTGTAACAGACATAGCTACAAAAGTTGCAGATGAAATAAAGAATGTAGCTGTAGGTGAACAAGTTACTGCCGCTGAAAATGCAGCTGCTTCTGCGGAACAGTCTGCTAAAAATGCACAACAATACGCTAATGATGCATCTACTGCCGCTACTAACGCTGTTAATACGGTACTTAAAGATTATGCAACTATAAATTATGTGGATGAAGCAGTTGCTGGTGTTGATGTAACAGAACAGTTGGCTAATTATGTGACAAATGAAAACCTCACAACTAACTATTATAATAAAAATGATAGCGATGCAAAACTTAATGCAACCCTTGAGAATTATGCTACAAAGGATGATGTATCTGATGCAATTAGTTCTGCTGGTTTAGATAGCTATTATAAAAAAACTGAAACTTATAGTAGAACTGAAGTTGATGAAAAAGTTGCAAACGTAAAAGTAGATTTAAGTGGTTATGCAACTGAAAATTATGTGGACAATAAAACAGACGCCTTATCATCTTCTATTACTACTAATACAGATAACATCTCTTCTTTGAGTACAACAGTTGGCAATTTACAGAATACTGTTGATTCTATAGACACCTCCCCTCGCCTGACTTACAATGCCGTATATAACGATACAGATGACCCTAATTCTGGGGAAAACAAATTCGTATTATATGAAATTGAAAATGAAGGTGTTGAAGGTGCAGAGGTTAAAACTCCGAAAGCTTCGTTTGTTATTGTAGGCGGTTCTGGTGGAGGCGGTACAAGTAGTACATTGAAGATTAATTATGTTACTACCTCTCCCCTTATTGTTACTACGAATGATAAGGCTATTATTAAATATAACTTCTCTGGTACTGATTCAGGTGGAGATATAGTTTCTGATGGCGTGGCTACTTGGAAAGTTAATGGCAGAATTGTAGCTACAAATACCGCTGTTGCTGGTGAGAATTCTTTTGATATTACAGATTATATTTCAATTGGAACTCAAAAGATTCTTTTGACTATTACTGATGATGCTGGTAGTTTGGCTACAAAAACTTGGACAGTACAACAGATTGATGTAAAAATTGAGTCAGACTTTAATGATAGTATCACTTATCCATTAGGCGAAATTTCATTTAGTTATAAACCTTTTGGTTCTATCGATAAGACTGTTCACTTTAAATTGGATGGAAAAGAATTGTCAAGTGTAAATACAAAAGTGTCTGGTATCCCTATGTCATACACTTTACCCGCACAAACTCATGGTTCTCATTTAGTAGAAACTTATATCACAGCAGAACTTAATGGTAGTATTATTGAATCTAATCATATTTTTAAAGATATAATTTGGTATGATTCAACAAGCAATATCCCTGTAATTAGTTGTATCCAACAGAATTTTGTTGCGAAACAATATGATAGTACGAATATTAAATATACTGTATATGACCCAAGTACAGAAACGCCCACTGTTTCTCTTGCGGTAGATGGAAAAGTTGTCTCTACTTTGACTTTAGATAGCCCTACAAATGTATGGCAATATAAATCAAGCGATGTTGGCAATCATGTATTGACAATTACTTGTGGCGAAACAGTTAAAACAATTAACGCAACAATTGAAAAACTGGATATTGAAATAACTCCTGTTACTGCCGGATTGGAATTTGATTTTAATCCGGCTGGTAAATCTAATAATGATGCTGATAGATTGTGGTCTGATAGCGATGTTTCTATGGCAGTTTCTGATAACTTCGATTGGGTTAATGGTGGTTATCAGATTGATGAAAATGGAGACCAATATTTCTGTGTTAAATCTGGTACTAAAGCAATTATTAATTATAATCTGTTTGCAGATGACCCTAAGAAAAATGGTAAAGAATTTAAAGTCGTATTTAAAACTACTAATGTTAAAAATAGAAGCACATCATTTATATCTTGTATGAATAATAATATCGGTCTCGATATGAAGATTGAGAATGCTAATATTTATTCGAGTAACAATAGCTTGTATTCTCCTTATTGCGAAGAAGATGTTATTGAATTTGAGTTTAACATAAACAAAGATACGGATATACCAATGGTGTTGACATATGAAGACGGTGTTGGTAATAGACCGATGATTTATACCGCAGATGCATCTTTTATGCAGGCTACGCCTCAACCAATTACTATTGGTAGTGATGATTGCGATGTCCATATTTATAGAATAAAAGCTTATTCAAATAGTCTGAGTGATAGCGATATTCTGTCTAATTTTATTGCTGATGCAAGAAGTGCAGATGAAATGGTTTCGAGATACAATCGTAATCAAATTTATGATGAAAATGGTTTACTTGACCCATATGTTCTTGCAGAAAAATGTCCTGATTTGAGAGTAATTCTTGTTGACGCTGGATGGTTCACAAACGATAAAAGCAATAAAGTTAGTGATACTACTATAACCATGATTTACAAGAACGGCGACCCTGTATTGGATAATTGGACTTGTACAGGAGCGTTACATAGTGGGCAAGGAACGAGTTCTAATGAATATGGTTATGCTGGTAGAAATTTAGATTTGATTATGGATAGAGATACTTCTGAGTTTACACTAGGAGACGGTGTAACTAAAGCCAAAACCATTACTCTCACTAGAAACTCTGTTCCTACTGACTATCTCAATGTAAAGGTGAATATCGCCTCTAGTGAAAATGAAAACAATGCTCAATTAGCAAATCGTTATAATACTTATAATCCATTTGTTCGTACTGCAAAACTTAAAGATAGCAAAGTCAAAGATACGATGGAATTTTATAATTGTGTTGTATTTGTGCGTGAACACAATGAAGATATTTCTACTCATAGAGAATTTACGGATACTTCGTACCATTATTACGCACTCGGCAATGTGGGCGACTCTAAAAAAAGCGACGACACTCGTGTAAATGACAAGAACGACCCTAAAGAACACATTATTGAAGTTATGGATTATAATGTAGCTCTTGCAGAGTTCCCAACTGGTAATAGTGATGGTAGTATTTGTAGTCCATCCAATTGGAAAGCAGGCAATGCTGCTTACGATTATCTTTACGCTGATTACGAATATAAAGATGGTGAATTTAATTCGTTTGGCTCTAAATCTTATGAATTTAGATATGAAATGAAGGGCATTACAGATGAACAGAGACAGGCAAATATTGATGCATGGCGTGAAGCTTATAAATTTGTTGTAACTTCTACAGACGAAGAATTCCATAATAATTTTAATAAGTATTTTGTTCAAGACTCTATCTTGTATTTTTATTTATTTACAGAAAGATATACTATGGTCGATAACAGAGCGAAGAATTTGTTTATCCATTATGGTAAGGTGTGGTATACGCAAGCTGAAGCTGCTGAATTTTATGCTGCTAATGGCGTAGAAATTGAATCAAAATACATAGATGATGAACAAGCTACATTTAATAATGGTTATAGATATGATTTAGCCTTTGACTATGATAACGATAGAAGTTGATGTCGTTGTAAAACCTTTTCTAATATACGGCAAAAATCCGATAGGACGGACAATGCCTTGGAAGATTTGTGAATATATAATTGATAAATATATATTGTAAAGGAGGTATATTTTGTATGGAAGAAGTATGGAAAAAGATTGATGGATTCAGTAGATATGAAGTAAGTAATTATGGCAGAGTGAGAAGTTATGCTCAAAATAAGCAAGGAAAAATAATGTCTGCTTCTCCACAGAGAAAAGGGATTTAGCTGTTGATATGACTGATGACAATGGTAAAAGGCACACTAAAAAGCCACATCGTTTGGTTGCTGAGGTATTTATTCCTAATCCAAATAATTTACCACAAGTAAACCATAAAGATGAAAATAAAGAAAATAATTATGTGGACAATCTTGAATGGTGTGACAATAACTATAATATTAATTATGGTACAAAAGTTCAAAGGACTGCCGAAAAGAATAGATGTTGCGAGTCCACATCAGAAAAAGTGTATTCTGTAGATATAAACGGAAATATTGAACATTTTGATTCTATATGTGAAGCAGAGCGAATTACTGGATTAAGTCATTGTAATATAGTAAGAACCCTTAAAGGTAGAACCCACACTTGCGGTGGACGTAAATGGTATTATGAAAATTCACAAATCACCAACAACGACTGAGCGAAAAGGGCTTTGTAGAACAATCTATAAAGTATGCAACAGTCTGAACTCACATTATAATCCTATTAATATGAAGTGTGAGAGGAATGGTCGAGTGTAAAGACACTCTTGGAAGAACTGTTCCCGCCTATTTAATTATAGATAGGTCATAATTCGTATGCCCAATACGGATAGTAACAGATTGACAGCTTTGGGCATCGGTAATACTGGCAAACTTGAAATCACTTATGGTAAAGAAGATGTTGATTTTTATGTAGATGGAGACCCTTCGTCTTCTTATATTTATAGAGCTGCAAAAAGCACGTTTTTCTGTCGTGTTCGTGATTTGTTCAAATCTGAATTACAGGCTATGTTTGTTGATAGAGAAAATGCGAATGCTTGGAGTTCTGACAGTCTAATTAATCAATGGGATAAAGCTCAGAGCCAATTCCCAGAAGAAATTTGGAGACTCGATATTCAAAGAAAATACCTGCGCACATATCAAGGTATTTCTATTGATAATAGTATTGCTGGTACTGCAAATCCACGTTTCTTAGTTGAAATGTTAAATGGCCGTAAGAAATATCAGAGAAGAATGTTTGAACGTAATCAAGAATTATATATGGCTACAAAGTATTTTGGTAATAAAGCTACACAAGACCAAATCATGATGAGATTTAATAACCCTGTTGATGCTACTGTAAAACAAGACTTTACATTGTATTTAACCCCTTATTCTGATATGTATATAGGCGTTAAATTCGGTAATGTCACACCTACAAATTTTAGAGCTAAAGCTGGTGTTGAATATACTATTCCATATGGTATTGCTGCTGATACTGCTGATATTACGCTGATATATGGTGCAAGTTTTATTCAAGCAATCGGTGATTTATCCAAGTGTTATGTTGGCGATAATGATTTCTCTAAGGCTACGAGGCTACAAAGTTTGATAGTTGGTAGTGATGTCGATGGTTACGAAAACACATATATGAGCCAAATTACACTGGGTAATAATAAATTGTTAGAATATTTGGATGTTAAAAATGTTACTGGATTAAACTCTGTAATTGATTTGTCAGAATGCAACAACTTATTAGAATTACACGCCGAAGGTTCTGGAGCAACTGGCGTAATTTTTGCAAATGGTGGAAAACTCAAGAAAGCATATCTCCCTTCTATTGTTTCTTTAACTGCGAAGAATTTAAATAATATTGAAGTGTTTGATGTAGAAAATTATAATAATCTTCAGACTTTAATCGTTGAAAATACACCTTTTATCAACACTTATGAAATTGTAAATTCTGCTAGTAAATTAAATATTTTACGACTTATCGGAATGAGTTGGAATGAAGATTATCAAATTGAAAACACATCAATTTTAAATAGATTATTGACTATTAGGGGTATCGGTAATGATGGTTATGAAACTTCTGTTTCTGTACTTTCTGGCGATTTCTATGCTTCAATTGTGAAGCAAAAAGAGCTTGAAAATTATGTCAAAACATGGAAAGACCTTGAAATTACTTATGGTACATTGGTTGAACAGTATACTGTTACATTTGTGAATGATGATGGTGCTGTTCTGGATGTTCAGTATGTTGGTAAAGGCGGCAATGCTGTTGACCCAACAACAAGAACAGAAAATCCTATTACACCAACAAAAGAAAGTTCTATTCAGTATGATTATACTTTTGCTGGCTGGGATGGGAACTTAACAAGCGTATTTAGTGATAGAACTATTACCGCTACTTATAGTGAATCCTTAAGAAGTTATACGATTAAATATGTTTCTAAAGGAACGGTTATGCAAACTTCTACTGGATTGTATGGTGAGAATGTGCCTTATACTGGAATTACCCCTACTTATACATTAGAAGAATCTGGTTATGTTTATTATTTATTTAATAGATGGGATAAATCAGGTTTTATTGATGGAGATAAAACTGTTAATGCTATCTTTGATAGATTCGAGTACAATGATTCTTCTTTCGCTGGGAAAGAATTATCAGACCTCTCACCCGTTGAAATTTATGCAATGAATAAACTTGGACTGGCAGATACTGTTATTACTGATAAAGACCCGTATACTATTGTTGTTGGCAATGATATTGATTATGATGACATTGAATCAAAATTGTTGATTTCTGAAAAAACTAATTTCAATGGTTCTAATTATGTTGATACAGGTATTCAACTGTTTAACGAGGATAAAGATTTTGTTCTTACTATTGACTATGAATTCTTGGCTGGTAATAAAGCAAATGCTGTTTTGGCTCAATGCTTCCAGGCGAATGGGACTAATGGTTTTAAACTGTGGTATAGCAATAGCAGTGATTTTACTGGTGCTAAATTTACTTGGGGAACAACATCTGATAACGTAATTGGTATTAACAATCGTGAAGTTATAGTAATTCGACATAAAAAGGGCGACAATAATTTAATTATTTATAAATCTAATCTTGATGGAAACGATGTATTAACAGTTGATTTAACAAGAAATAAGTCAACTGTAGGAACAGGCACTTTGGTGTTTGGGTGTGCAAGAGCTGACGATGGTATTTATGAAAATTATGCAATTGGTAATATTAACTGGGCAAAGGTTTGGTATGCAGATTTAGGTGAAGATGTTTGTAAATCTCTTGCAACATGGACGCATGAATCTATCACTTTAGAAGCTTGTGGCTTTAGAAAATACTATTTGGCCGAAAACACATCTAAGCGCTGCTCGTTTAGCTTACTTGCTTCTCATTTGTTGGGTAGAACAAAGAGATGGAACACTTCAAATAGCAATGAAGGTGGCTGGGCTAATTCTACATTGAATAAATCTTTAAATACAAGACTTTATAATGCAATGCCAACTCAGATTAAATCATTGCTTAAGCAAGTAATCGTATATTCTTCTACTGGTAAAATGTCTTCTGAATTAAGTTCGTCTAATTGCTATATTACAATTCCAGCACTTGTTGAAGTAGACCCAACACAAACTTCAGAACCTTACAACAGCGAAGGCACATCAATTTCTTATATGAATACGAACAGTTCAAGAAAACGTGCTTTTGATGGTGGGGATTATGAAGAATATTGGCTGCGTTCACCAAATGTTTCTTATGCAAATTATATTTGGAGAGTAGACGAGAATGGTCAAACACAAGGTATTGCCAACGCAACAAGTAGTTTTGGTGTGTTAATTGAAATTTCGTTCTAAAGAATATTGTGGCGGAGGAGGCGTTTGTCTCCTCCACTGTTTTGTGAGGTAAAAATATGTATTACAAAGTGATAAAAAATAACAGAGTGATTGATGTGCTTGACCAGTTAGTTTATTTGAAATGGGAACCAAAACATAAGATTATGGTTTTGTGTGACGAAAATAATGCTCAAGCAATTCTTTCTTCTGATAAAAATACTATATGGCATGAAGAGACTTTATATAAAATTCCTGTTGGTGGGTTTGATACAGTTAGAGTTGAGAAGATTGACCAATATGAGTATAAAAATTTAAAAGTTCTTAATATGAAATCTCCAGAAGCTATAATTGATGAATATAATCTTTTGTTGTTAGAAATGGGGGTTATATAATGAATCAATTTATTGAATCTCTTAGACGTTTATATCAGAACGATAAAATAAAAGAAAAAACTGTTATCAGGTTATTTGACGAAGGTAAAATTACACAAGAAGAAAAATTATATATTTTACAATCTCGTTAAGGACTCTAATATTTTATATTGGAGTTTTTATATATAAAAAATAAATAGTTTAGGAGGAATTATATGCAAAAAGCGAAACACGCATTCGGAATGCTTGAAAACATTGACGCAGCACTTTCGGCTGGGACTATCGATGCTTATGATATTTTGTTTGTAAAAGATGCTGATGGCAAGCCTTATGTGGGTTGGGTCGATAAAGATGGTAACAAGGTTATCTGCGAAGATAAGACTCAGATTGTTCGTGTTACTGAACTGCCTACTGCTGATGGTGATGAAAATGTTGTTTATGTGTTCGAGAATAAAGGATATGTTTGGGACACTACTCAACAAAAATGCGTCCCTATGGCAGAAGCAGCGGATGTTACAGAATTAACTGGAAAAGTTACTACTTTAGAAGAGCAAATAGCTACTAAGGTTAGTGCTGATGATGTAGATGCAAAAATTAACAAAGCTGTATCTAGTATTGAAGATTATGAAGTCTTTGATAAGCCGGATGGTACTCTTGTAGATTATCGTGGCAAGGAAATTCGAGTAATGTGTCCTGTTGACACAGAATGGAAATTGCGGGTTTCTGGAGAAGGAGCAGATGCGAATAGTTATTACATTGGGTTTAAGGCGTATGCGCCTTTTGATACCATTGTTAGTTTTAAAGAAGATTTGGCACAAACAATTAGCGATGCTACAATGTATTATTTTGAAGGAAATGACTATGCTGGTGTAGATGCAAATGGTAGGAAATATAGCATCGTTTGGCTACCTGTAGCAAAGTATGATAGTACAAGTAAAACCTGGACTTATCATGGCGCAAATTCTAAAGATGGAAAATATATTGGTTGGTATTATTCGGTAGAATGGTACAATGCATCTGGTGAAATTGTTGCTTCTGATTGCGTTAGAATTAATCTAGCAAATGAAAATAGTTACTCTTCTGTTAATCCTTTTTATGTAAATAGTGCTATTGAAGAAGCTAAGACTTATACTGATGAACAAATTGAAACTAAGATTGCTGAAATGACAGCAGTTGAAGTTGTTGAATTTTAAATAAATATTTAAGGAGGAATTTTTAAATGGCTGATTTAAAAATGACAAAACACGCTTTTGGCTCTAAGGAGAACATTGAAGCAGCCAAGACAGCTGGAACTATTGATGCTTATGATGTTTTACATCTTAGCAATGGTGAAATGGGCTGGATTGCTGCTGATGGTTCTACTGTTATTAACACTCCTCGCACTCAGGCAGATATTACTGTTAATGGTGTTACAGGTTTAGGTATTGATAATGGCCAAACTATTCAAGCTGGTGCTTCTATTGATGAAATTGTAAAGATGCTGGTGCAGAAGGCAGTTCCTGCTACATATACTAGACCCTCTCTGTCTTTGGCAAATAATGGCGGACAGGCAGCTGGTAATGTTGAAGCTGGTGCTTCTATTACTCCAAAGCTGAAGGCTACATTTAATAAAAATGATGCTGGTGATATGACTGCTATTTCTATCAGCAAGGGTAGCGATGTTGTCGCTGAGGGCACTGAGTCTCCACTGACTTATGATGGAGAAGCTATTGTTATTGGCGATGAAACTATTACATTCTCTGCATCTGCAACTTATGGCGATGCTCCTGTCAAGAATAACAACCTGGGTCAAGAATCCAAGGAAAATTGGTTTGCTGGTAGCACTGTAGCTTCTTCTGCCTATAGTGTTTCCGGCAAGAGAAATCTGTTTTATGGTACTGGTGTCGGTGATGTTCCCGAACTGACTTCTGATGTCATTCGTGGTCTGACCAATAAGAAGCTCGCTCCTGCTGCCGGTACTTCTTTTAATATTAATGTTGCGGTTGGTCAGCAGTATATTGTAATTGCTTATCCTGCCACTCTTAGAGACATTAATAACGTTACTTATGTTGAAGCTAATGATAGTGGTATGGCTTCTAGCTTTACTAAAACTACTATTGATGTTGCCGATGCTCGTGGTGATAATAATGGCCTGATGTCTTATAAGGTTTATACTTATGCCATGGCTGTTCCTGCTGCTGCTGGCATGACATTCAAGGTTACTATTTAATAAGGAGGTAAATAATAATGGCTATTGATTCTAAAAATTTACTCGTATGGGTGAAAGCAATATCAAGAGGTCAGGCTTTACCTCTTGATGCATCTGAAATTTACGCTTCTCTTGCAGAGGCACAAAATTATGCTTCCACTTCTGCTATTGCTTATGCTGGTCAGACAGTTAAGGCAATGACAGAAGATGGTAAGTATCATTCTTACACTCTCCAGCCTTCTGAAGCTGGTTATACTCTTGAGGAAATTGGTGCTATTAAGCAGTCTGACCTTAAGCAGTATGTAATGATTGTTGACGCTCTGCCTGAATCTGGTCAGGAACAGGGTATTCTGTATATTTGTGATACTACTGGTTCCATTTGGACTGGTTCTGCATGGAAGACAGTATTCCATGATGTGCAGACATCTCTTGACGCTATTGGAGAAAGAATTGATGGCGTTGTAGACGATGTTGCTACTAAAGCTCCCATTGCAAACCCTGTGTTCTCTGGTATCGTTAAGATTGGTGAAGAAGAAGTCGCTGTTAAGTCTTATGTTGATGGACTGATTAGTAATTTAGTCTCTTCTGCTCCTGGTATTGTCGATGCCGATAATGCTCTGCCTGCTGACGGTTATAAAGCTGGTCAGACCTTTAGGGTTGCTGCTGATGGTACTTATGCTGGTCAGGAGTGTGAAGTTGGTGATTTAATTATTGTTCTGAAAGATTATGTTGCTGATACTGCTTCTAATGCTGATTTCATGGTTGTTCAGGCCAATATTGATGGTGCTGTAACTTCTACTGCTGAGACTTCTACTGTTGGTGAAATCGTTGTTTTTGACGCTGTAACTGGCAAAGTTATCAAGGGTTCTGGTGTTCAGATTGCTTCTTTAAATGATGCTATTGCTAAGGCGCATGAACATAGTAATAAGGCTGTCCTTGATAGTTATGATAAGACTCAGACTGAACTGCTTGCTGCTGCTAAGACAGAGGCTCAGTCTCTGGTTACTGCTCATGAAACTGCTGTAAATACTGCTCTGGATGGTAAGGCTGATAAAGCTACTACTCTTGAGGGCTATGGCATTACTGATGCTTATACAAAGACAGAACTTGATGCTAAGTTTACAACTATCACCGACAATCTGAATACTAAGATTACTGCGGCTGATGTTGATACAAAGATTGCTACTGCAAAGACTGAGACTTTAGAGGCTGCTGCTTCTGATGCTGCTGAAAAACTTAGCGCTCGTATTGGTGATATTCCTACTGACACTACAGTAAAATCTTATATTGATACTGCGGTTGGTAGCGGTGGCACAGCTAGTGCAGAAGCTATTGCCCAAGCTAAACAGGAAGCCATCGACACTTCTAAAACTTACACTGATACCGCATTAACTGTTGTTGAATTTTAATTAATTCCCGATAATGGAGGTTGCACATGGCAGATACTACTTTAAATACTAAACCCGTTCTGTCTCTGTGCGTTACCGTTGCAAGCCGCTTGGCTAATTTAACTATAAAAGATGGACAGCTAATTTTTGTAAAAGATAAACAGAGATTGGCTTTTGACTATGATGGCAAACGAAAATTTTATAATCAAATTGAAGAATTAAATTCTGAAGCAGAACGTCAAGCTCTACTTGCCCCTGTAAGTGGATTATATTATTTCGTTATAGATACGGCGACACTTTGGAGATACCAGAATGAATGGATTCAAATTACCGCCCAGCCTGAAGACATCGTTTATATAGGCACAGATGAAATGCCGGAATTGGGAAATGCAAAAACACTTTATGTAAATAAAGTTAATAAGGTTATTTCAGTTTGGGATGACGAAACTAATACATATGTTGTAGTTTCTGATTTGACAACTGAAGTAACAGACGAAGATATAGAAAATTTATTTGTATAATATATGTAAGTGAAATAAATGTTAAACATACAAGACCCTCGTTGTGTTATAAATGAGGGTCTTGTTTTGTTATATTTTTATATTAATTTATTTAAGTTTATTATTTGAAAGTTTAATATTGTTTATATATAAAGGAGAAATAAAATTATGGCTGTTAAGAAATATGTGAGTTTAGAGAAACTTGGTCTGTACGATGAAAAGATTAAGGCGTTAATTAATAGTAAGGATACTACAACACTGGATTCTGCGAAAGAATATGCGGATGGTCTTGCATCAAATTATGAAGCTGCTGGAAGTGTAAATACTGCAAAAACAGAACTTCAGGGTAACATTGATGCTGTTGAAATAAAGGCTGACGCTGCTCAGGCGGCTGCTACAAAGGCACAGGGCGAAGTAGATGCTCTTGAATCTTATGTTGGTACTTTCACTGCTTCTGAGGGCGTTGATACTGTTGTTAAATATATTGATGCAAAAACTGCAAATGTCACATCTGATGAAATTGTAGAAGCTCTTACAACTCGTGTAACACAGGCAGAAACAGATATCGATAATATTGAAAAAGATTACCTGAAAACCGCTGACAAGACAGAGCTTTCTGATGCTATCACTGCCGAACAAAATCGTGCAACTGGAATCGAAGGCGGTCTGCGTACTGATGTGGATGCTATTAAAGCGGATTATCTGAAGGCTGCCGATAAAACCGTACTTGAAACTGCTATTGCTGCTGCAAAGAAGGCTGGCGATGATGCTCAGGCTGATATTGATGCATTTATGTCTGCTGCTGATGTTGGAGAAGCCGCTGTTGATACTCTGAAAGAAATTCAAGATTACATTACTTCCGATGGTGAAGCCGCAGCAACGATGACCTCTAACATTCAGAAGAATGCTGATGCTATTACCGCTCTTGATACTAAGGTTGGTGCAATTCCTGAAGGTGCTACTGCTACCACAATTGCAGGTTATATTGATGAAGCAGTAGGTAAAGAAGAAACTCGTGCAAAGGGCATTGAAGGTGGTTTTGAAACTCGTATTACTGCTATTGAAGGTAAGTTTGGTGAAGGCGAAGGTACTGTTGAATCTCAGATTGCGGCTGAAGCAGCTCGTGTTGACACTCTACTTGATAAGAAAGTTGATAAGGTTGAAGGCAAGGGTCTGTCTACCAATGACCTTACTGATGCTCTTAAGGCAAACTATGATGCTGCCTATACACATTCTCAGGCCGCTCATGCTCCCGCAGATGCCCAGGCTAATATCATCGAAAGTGTAAAAGTTAATGGTATTGCTGTGGCAATTACTGATAAGGCAGTTGATATTACTGTTCCTACTGATAATGCTGAACTTACTAACGGCGCTGGTTATCTGGTTGCAAGCGATATTGCTAACAAGGCTGACAAGGCTACTACTCTGGCTGGTTATGGCATTACTGATTCTTATACAACAGCACAAACTGATAGTGCAATTGCAACCGCCATCGCAGATTTCGTGGAGGTATCAGAAGAAGAAATTAATGCGTTGTTCGCATAATTTTAAAGTTGTTCAACTAATAAATTTATATTTTATGAATAGAGGAGCCTCTTAATTGAGGCTTCTATTCTATTAAACTAAAAACACTTGTTTTATATTTTAAGGAGTTGTTATTATGCCGAGTTCTAATCCCTATTTTACTCCCCAATCATCTTCTGATGACGTTTATTTTGGACAAGATATGACTACCTGTTTAACAGATGTAGTTAATGACAAAGCAAATTCATCTCATACACAT